CTGGTGCTGATCAATTGTTGGGCATCGCTCTTGGATCAAATCCTGCTACGGATGGCGTATTGATCAGAGGATTCTTTGATGCCAACAGTTATTTGTCAAATTTCTCCGCTGGTAAAGCCGTTTATATTAGCACCACCGCAGGTAGCATGGACACAACCGCACCAAGCGCCAGTGGAGATTTCGTGAGAATTGTTGGATATTGTACAACAACAGCAAATGTCATTTACTTTAACCCATCAACAACTTGGGTTGAGTTGTAATGCCAAATTTTGTTAAGATAAATGGTATAGCGCTATCTAGCATTGTTAAGTTTGCCGGTGTGGCTAAAACATCTTTGGCTAAAATGATTGGCTTGACTAATCCAGACGCCGGAGGTGGCGGTGACGGTGGCGGCGGAGCTGGTTCAGGTGGGTTGGAAGAAAATGCTGGTGCTAGTTTCTTTGGAAATGCTTCTTTGACAGACGGCGTTCTTCAACTTGATGGTAGTGGAGATTATGTCAAACTTGCAAGTTCAACTGATTACGATAGAGGAAGTGGAGATATGACCATTGAAGTTTGGTTCAATGCAGCCCAACTTCCAAGCTCTAATAACAATTTTGGTATCGTATCAAAGTCAACCGGTCAACATGCTTGGAATGGGTGGGTATTGACCCTTTCAACACAATCACAAGATGGCGGTGGCACCATGACCAACGGAGGAATAGGTGTATATAATTCTTCTGCCGGTGGTGGTAGCAATAGAAACAACAGGAAAGCTCCGTCTGGTGGGGTGTCTACAAATGAATGGCACTATGTGGCTTTTGTTATGGACGCCGATGATGTTTATAGAATTTATTTTGATGGACAACAGATACACACATTCACTCCAGTTAGTAGATCAACAACCACATCTGCTGATTTAGTAATAGGTGGTCTTAAAACAAGTGGAATCATAAATACCTTTAATGGACAAATTGATGGAGTCAAAATAACCAAGTCAGTATTAACCGCACAAACTATCCTCAACACTTATAATGCTGGTAGATGATGACGTCTTTATGGCCTTTAAGTACTTTTATTAATAATTATACTATTTATTGAAGAAAATATTTTCTAGGAGATAAGTTTATGTCTAACATGCTAGAACAAGCAATCGCAGATGCGGCAGCTTTGAGAGAACAAGCAATTAAAAACGCTGAACAATCAGTAATTGAAAAATACTCACATCAAATTAAAGAAGCCGTAGAGCAAATGCTTGAAGCAGAAGAGGATCCAACAAAGAAAGTGGATGAAGTTTTAGCAGAAGCCGAAGAAGAACTAATGCAAGAAGAAGAAGCTGCAGCACCAGCAATGGATGCCACACAAACCACTGAGTTTGATACGCCAGCCGCTTGGGATTCTCGCTTTGATGATATTTCATCTAGACTAACTGCAATGGTAGACAACCTACCGGAAGATGAGAATGGAATGATTAATTTAGACCTTGGCGATTTTGATGTTCCGGAAGAAGAAGAACAAGCCGCCTCAGGCGACCTAGGATCCGATTTAGGAGACCTTGGCGATCTTGGAGAGGAAATACCCGATCAAGAAGCTGAAGACGATTTAGACAACCTTCTTGGAGACATATCTGATGATGAAACTGAAACCGTCGATGATGATGATTTAGATTTTACATTACAAGAAATGGAAGAGATCGTTGGAGACATTTTAAGTGAAAAGACTGAAATTGACTTTGACCCAATAAATGATGAACTTGGACATCATATGACAAACAGATCTAGAAAAGAAAGAAACCAAGAAATGGCCGAGATAGTCTACGAAGAAGTGTCTGAAGATGAAGACGCTGAAGAAGTAGAAGAAGAAAAAGAATTAGGCCGAACTAACGAATTACAAGAGACAATTGAGCTTCTAGTTCAACAAAACAAGCAATTGGAAAATGTCCTTACCAAGATGGAATCATATCTTGAGGAAGCTTTATTGTCAAACGCAAAACTTTTATACCAAAACCGCACACTAGGCGATGCCTCCCTGAATGAGCGACAAAAATCAAAAATTGTCGAAGCCATAGCCAATGCGGAGTCTCCGAAAGAAGCTAAAACACTTCATGAGACACTCAAAGCTACAGTGGGGTCGACGCCTAATAGCAATAAAGGCCCACAATCACTTAGCGAGTCAGTCAACAGAAGATCGAACTTAAGTTCTATGCTGAATTCAAGACAAAATATTAACGAAAGCAAGCAGAGCGCTGATCCGTTTTTGGAAAAGATGCAGAAGCTTGCGGGCATTAAAAAATAGGAGATTTAAAATGTCTATTATCGAAACATTAACAGAGGGCATCGTCAACCGTGATATGGGGAAAGAAGGTGCTGCTCTTTTAGACAAGTGGAGCCAAACTGGTCTACTTGAAGGGTTGTCTAATGACACCCAAAAATCAAACATGGCACGTTTACTTGAAAACCAAGCCAAGTCATTATTGAAGGAAGCTTCTTCTATGACTGCTGGTGACGTTGAAGGTTTCGCTGCTGTTGCTTTTCCAATCGTTCGTCGTGTATTCGCTGGATTGATTGCTAACGATCTTGTAAGTGTTCAACCGATGTCATTGCCATCTGGTTTGATTTTCTTCCTTGACTTCGTATTTTCTGATAATATCGGAACCAGAACTGATAACTCAAGAAGTGGTAACACTGCTGGGCAATCAATCTATGGTACTGATCGTGTTGGTTCTCAAATCATCAATGGTGTTAACCTTGAAGGAACTCAAGGCGGAGACCTTTCTGGTCCTGGCCGTGGTGGTGCAACTGGTTATGCTTACGCTTCACCAACTGGATCTAATGTTGCGACAGCAACAAGCGCTGATGACTGTGCTTCTGTTGCAATTTTTAAATTGGACGGATCACTCACAGAAACTAACGCAAAATTGATTCAATTTGACCCAGACCTAATGGCTCAAACCACAACTGGATGTATCATTTTTGATGTTGCAGATGATCATCTTCCAAATGCAGATTTTGATAATCTTTCTGCTTTCTCTTTGGAAGACATTTTCAATAACACCACCGGTGGTAATGACATTACATCATTTATTAATGGTCAAGCTGGGGTTTCTGGTCTTGCTGTAGGAGAACTTCAGCAAGTTCGCCGTTTGACTTCTCGCGTTGCTTCTGATTCACGCGGAGCACCATTTCAATCTGGTATTACCAGTCAAGCTGCTGCTACTCGTTTTGTAGTTACTTTTACAAACGGATCTGACGTTGCAACTGAAACAAATACCGCTGAGGCAGCTGCAACAATTATTGATGCAGCAAAAATTAAATTTCCTCAGAGAGATTCAATTACTGAAAAATCAAACGGTGTTGGTGCTATTGACGGTTACACAATGCTATTGGAAAATGAACAAGAGATTCCAGAGATCGACATCAAGGTAGACTCAACAGCAATCACAGCTCAAACTAAAAAGTTGAAAGCAAAGTGGACTCCTGAATTAGGACAAGACTTAAACGCTTATCACAACATTGATGCTGAGGTTGAATTGACTTCTATCCTTTCAGAGCAAATTGCTTTGGAAATTGATCGTGAGATTCTTGCTGATCTTGTAAATGGCGCAACTGCTGCTACTTACTACTGGTCTCGTTCACCTGGTTTATTTGTAAACCGCGAAACTGGTTCTGAACTTGGTGCAACTTCTGCTGCTCCTGACTTCACTGGAACAGTTTCTGAATGGTATGAAACTCTTGTTGAAACTATCAACGACGTTTCTGCACAAATTCACAGAAAAACCCTCCGTGGCGGTGCTACTCACATCGTTTGCTCTCCTGAAGTTGCAAACATTCTTGAGTTCACCTCTGGATTCCGTGCAAACGTAACTGCTGATGCAGATCGTGGAGATATCGGCGCAATGAAAGCTGGTTCTTTGAATCGTAAATTCGACGTTATCGTTGATCCTTACTTCCCACGTAACGTTGTATTGGTTGCTCGTATCGGATCTTCTTTCCTTGAAAGCGGATATGTGTACGCACCATATGTACCACTACAAACTACACCAACAATCTTCGGACCAGAAGACTTCGTTCCTCGTAAGGGAGTCATGACTCGCTATGCGAAGAAAATGGTTCGTCCGGATATGTACGGTCTCGTTATCTGTCGTGGACTTCTAGGAGAAGAAGGATCCTAATCCATAATTCTCTAACAAAAAAAGACCCTCGAATTTCGGTTCGGGGGTTTTCTATTTTTAGATACTATTTACTAGGAAAACAAGGGCACCTTGCCCGAGATCATATATTTAAGGAGATATAAATTATGTCAAGAGTTGCAAGAAGTGCTCGAGTTGCGAGCCGACAACGAGTAGAGATTCTAGGAGATGCCGACAAGACTATCGAATCAGCAGAAACTGGTGAACTTTATATTTTAACTAGTGATTTAACTGGTACGCGAACAGTCACCCTTCCAACACCACAAGATGGTGCTTACTTCAAATTCCTCATCATGTGTGATTTGGATGGCGGAACATTTAAGATCAAGACCCATGCCACGACAACATATTTTTTTGGAGCATTGTTGTTTCAAGATAGTGACGGAACTGCCGCTGACTTTGTACAACATGGCGGGAGCGCTGATGAAATCGCTATCATTCATTCAAACGATGGTGCTCAATTTGGTAGTTGGGTTGAATGTGTATCCGATGGTACTTCTTGGTATGTTACCGGATGTATCCACGCCGATGAAGCACCTACAATTTCTTAATAAGAGGTAACTAATGGGTCGTAGATCAAAAAGAAAAAAGATTTTATTACAACGACATCGTCTGCTGGGGATTGAATTAGATCCTCAGGAGGCTCGTCGTGTTGGGCTTGGTTACATCATTGATGAACAAGAGAGAATTAAAGCCGAAGCAAAAGCAAAAGCTGAAGAAGAAGCAAAACGTTTAGCCGAGGAAAAAGCAAAAGCCGAAGCCAAACTTCTCGCAGAGGAAAAAGCTAAAGCAAAAAAAGAAGCGGAAGCCAAAAAGAAAGCAGCCGCAAAGAAAAAAACTGAAGCTACTCCGAAAGCGAAGGCTGCTAAGAAAAAAGAACAATAAAATTATTTCATAACCTTCCTTTTGACCTCCGGTATTTTACGTCGGGGGTTTCCTGTTTTTTGAACTAATTACACTGACGGAGGATTGTCTATGAGTTTCCCTGACTTAACCCCAACTTCAACCCAGTCTGCTATTGTCCTAACTTCAACAGGATCTGCTGATTTGGTTTCTGGTTCATTAGCAATAAATTTTTATGGCTCTAATACTGCATTTCAGAATGGTGCTGCTGCACAGGTTGCATATACTTTTAAAAGATTGGGCGGTGATATACTTGATATTGAAATCAAGGCAGAAAACGTTTATAATCACTATGAGGAGGCTTGTCTTGAGTATTCCTATATTGTAAATCTTCACCAAGCTAGAAACGCTCTAGGAAGTGCTCTTGGAGGTCCTACAGGGTCATTTGATCACAAAGGAGACATGACAGAAGGAACAGATGTTGCTTTAAAATATCCAAAGTTTCAATTTGATTATGCATTTCGAGCATCAGATAAATTTTCATCAGAAGCTCTAGTAGGTGGAACAGAACCTATTTATTCAGCATCTTTTGACAGGGTGGCAGATCAACAAGATTATGATTTGCAAAATATTGTTTCTGGATCTCAAAATGGTTCCTCATGGGACGGAATGGGAAATAAAAGAATTAAGATTAGACAGGTGTATTATCTTACGCCAAGACAAATGTGGAGATTTTATGGCTATTATGGCGGGCTTAATGTGGTGGGCGACTTTCATAACTACGGTCAGTTTGCTGATGATTCAACCTTCAACGTCATCCCAGCATGGCAAAACAAGGCACAAGCCGTCGCATTTGAAGACCACTTGTACACAAGAACATCACACTATTCGTATGAGATTATAGACAATAATTTAAGAATCTATCCAACACCAGACTCTGTATCACCAGAACAATTCTGGTTTAGGTTTACAGTTACGGGCAACGATGCCTTTGAAGATTCAAACGGAGAGAATGGGGTTAACGGTGTTAACAACATGAATACTATGCCAATGGAAAACATTGCGTTTGAAAAAATTAACTCAATTGGGCAACAATGGATTCGCCGATTTTCTTTGGCTTTATCTAAAGAAACCCTTGGTCAAGTCCGTGGAAAATTTGGAGGGCAAGTACCAATTCCTGGTGATAACGTAACTCTAAACGCCTCTGACTTATTATCTCAAGCACAAGCAGAACAGACTGCATTAAGAGAAGAACTAAACAGACAACTTGATGAGATGTTGTATGCTAAAATTGCTGAGGTAGATAAAGGGATGGTTGATAACATGGATGCAATTGTTGCAAAAACCCCTCTTAAGATATTCGTGGGGTAAATAAATGTCAAAATGGGAAAGACCAACTCAACCACCTCCTCCATTGTTTCTTGGAGAGAAGGAAAAAAATCTTGTTAAACAAGTTAATGATGAAATCATTGAAAGAGTTGTTGGTCAACAAATTTTATACTTTCCAATAGACATGGAGACAACCAACTTCCATCCATTATACGGAGAAGCCATAGAAAAAAACTTTTTGCACCCCATTAGAGTGTTTGCTCTTGTTGAATATCAAGGAGTTGAAACAAGCTTTATGGAAGGTGTTGGGATTGACAAGAAAACAGGACTAAAGGTCAACTTCCATAAGCGAAGACTGACCGAGGATCAGAATTTATTCGTTCGTGAAGGTGACTTCGTTCGTTATGGAAGTATTTATTATGAAATAGTTAAGATAAATGAGCCAAAACAACTTTTTGGTCAAATTGACTCTAGATTTGAAGTCACTGCAGAGTGTATAAGAGCTAGAGATGGAGTTTTCAATGGCGAATAAAGAATACACACTTAATTCATCGACAATAGAGACAGTCGATATGGCCATATACAATCTTATAAATGAAGAATTTAATCTTCATACAAAAACAAATTCAGGCTTTAAAAAAGTTCCAGTTCTTTGGATGTCACCAGAGAGATCTGTTAACTCTAAAGACAAAGACATTAGAGATTCGGTTGGTAAATTAAAATTACCCCTTATAACAGTGCAGAGAACTTCGTTTAATAAAGACCCTGAGTTTAAAGGCGGTTGGCAAGCAAACCTTTTTCCAGAAAAGACTGGTCCTCGAGGATACAGAAAACATCAAAGGTTGGTTTCTAGAAAAATATCTCAAAAAACAACCAACAAGTTTGCAACAGCAACAGCAAAAGAAAAGTTTAACGACTTGAATTATCCACACAACAATAAGAAAGTTGTGTATGAAGAAACATTCATGCCAATACCAGTGTGGGTTACCGTAAATTACTCTGTAAATTTGAGAACAGAGTATCAACAGCAAATGAATGACTTAATGACACCCTTCGCAACAAGAACGGGGTTGATAAACTCTATATTTGCAGAGCACAATGGACACAGATATGAAACCTTTATACAAGGAGACTTCGCAGTGTCCGATAATGTCAACAATCTAGCGGAAGAAGAACGCTCTTTTCAGACAAAAATAGACCTAAAGGTTCTTGGGTATCTCTTGGGAGATGGCGAGAATGAGGAGGCCCCAAAAGTAATTACGAAAGAAACAGTTGTCGAAGTAAAGCTTATAAGGGAAAGATCTATTGTTGGGCAAGAGAAACCGTGGGAAAATGACGATGATAGTTTTAGAGAGTTTTAGTACTTTGAGTTCTAGGGCGACTATTTATTAGGAAAATGAATTTATTAAGGAGATAAATCGATGGCTACAAAATTTGATTTTCTTTCACCAGGTGTAAATATCCGTGAAATTGACCAAAGTTTCATCCCAGCGCAAGCTGATGCTTTGGGACCTATTATTATTGGTAGAACCAGAAAAGGACCTGCTAATAAGCCAGTAAAGGTTAGGAATTTAGACGACTATGTGTCGGTATTCGGATTACCAGTTGCTGGTGGAAATGGAGTTCAAGGTGATATATGGAGAGAGGGCAACACTGTTGGACCCACATATGCATCTTACGCTGCGCAAGCATGGTTGGCATCCGAAGAGTCTCCTATAACAGTTGTTAGAATCGCTGGTGAGCAACACTCATCAATTGATACTGGTGGAGAAGCTGGTTGGCAAGTTGGCGCGGCACCTATTGGAGCCACCGGTCACAACTCAACCGCTTATGGTCTATTTCTTTGTGATGAGGCTGATGGTGGTCAAGCCACAGCAGTTACACTCGCAGCAGGTAGCGGATTCAATGCCAATACAATCGGTGATGGATCTGGAGCTTTCACAAACTTTAAACTAAGAGTTATTCAGGGAACCGCAGGAGCTTCCTTGCATACTGCGGCAACATCTGGTGCTGGTTTAAAGTTTGAGGTCATTTTTAATGATGCTCTGGAATCAATTACGTCTATCTCTAGAGATGCAACAGGTGGTTCTGGTGGGGTTCCATTGATTACTCTCGGTATGGTTAGTAGCGGGGGGACAATTGCAAATGTTATGTCTCAAATTGAAGCAGCATTTGATTTGGCTATAAGTAGCGGTGATATTACCAATGTATCTGTTGCCAACAAAGGTTCCACTTTAGAGATTTTTAACTTAGACACTTCAGGTCCTATGTTAGTAATTACAGATTTCAGAGCTGGTGGTCACATTAAAGGTACAGGTATTGAAGGTGACGGAGCTGATGCCGTCTCTGCTCAAGATTTAGACGCCGGAGACAGAACGAAGTCAGCAGGTGCCTTAGCAGCCACAAGTGCCGTTTCAAAAGGCTCTCTTGCTGCAGTATTCTACTCTGTAACCGGTGCTTTGGCATTGTCAGGTACAGTCGTGGACGCCGGAGCTGCTGGAACTGTAGCTGCTGGTACCATGATGGAATCTGCTGGAGCTAGTGGACAATTTAACTTAGTAGCTTATGATGAATCTGGAGCTATCAAAGATGATTTAGCTTTTAATTTATCGAGAAATAGTTCAAATTATATTAGAAAGGTGTTTAACACAAACCCACAACTTACCAATACTGCAATGTATGACGCTGCAGATCAAAAAACATATTGGCTAGGAGAATCATTCTTGGATCATTATGAATCAAATGTTAGCGGTACCGTTGCAGAAAACATATACGGTATACTCTTACCTCTTGGTACAGGACTTACCGCTGGGGCTAACTGGGGTTATCACAGATACGGCGCTAGAGAGGCGAAATCAGGATGGGTATTCTCAGATAAGTCAACAAATGAACAAAAACTATTCAGATTTAAGTCTTTACACGTTGGAATCGACATTCAAAAAGATTACTTAATTGCAATTGAAGACATTAAAGAAACTTCAAATTCAAACGTTAATGCTTTTGGGTCTTTCACAGTTTGCATCAAAAGCGTGACTGGTGATACAGTTGAAAAATATAGCGGATGTAACTTAAATCCTGCTTCTCCAAACTATGTTGCTGCTAGAATTGGTGATCAATATCAAGTATGGAGCGACCAAGATAAAAGATATAGAACTTATGGAGATTTCAAAAATCAATCTAATATTTTCTACATTGAAGTATCTGACGTTGTAGAGAACGGTGGGGCAAGTACTTTATTACCAGCTGGTTTTTATGGACCAGTTCGACCAAAAGGTTTCCAAATTTTAACTGGGGATGCACAATACAAATCCTTCGATGGTAGCGCTGATTTTACCGGTGCAGCTGTTCAAAGTGGTGAAGATGCTACCCTTTTCAAAGGACACACAGGAACTGCTGGACAAGTGGCAAACCTAGGAAGCTTAGTTAGTGCACAATTTGAATTCCCTAAATTGAGAATGCGAGATAATGGCTCTGATGGTGGCGCTTCTGATCAAGCGAGAACATATTGGGGAGTTCGCCCGAAAGTTTCCGCTCGATCAAATCAACATGATCCAGATTATATTGATTATTTAAGACCGCTTGGTATGGGATTAAATGAGGCAGATAGCCACATCCCAGCTAATTCAAATTTTGAATACTCATTCATCTTCTCTCTTGATGATGTAAAAGGAACAGTAGCAAGTGGCGTTTGGACTTGGGCATCTGGTAATTATGATGCTGGTCTATCCTTTACTTCTATTGGTGGTCAAACTTATGGTGGACTTTTAGATGCAAATGTTAGACAATTTATCATGCCAGTATGGGGTGGTTCTGAAGGATTTGACATCAAAGAAATGGAACCACTAAGAAATGAATTGATTACTGATGCTACTTTCTCAGAAAAAGCTAACTATGTTGATTACTCAATTTCAAAAGCTTTAGATTCAATCGCGGATTCAGAATTGGTTCCAGCTAACTTATTAGTTGCTCCTGGTCTATGGAGACGCTCTGTAACAGACAAGATGATCGATATTTCAGAAAATAGAAGAGATATTCTTTCAATCATCGACATCCAAGGCGACTATCGTCCAAGAGTTGAAGTTAATAATACTGCGGAAAATAGACTTGGATCAGTAACAGATGCTATCACTAATTTAAAAACTAGAAGTCTTAATTCCTCATATGCTTGTGCATTCTATCCATCAGTACAAATTGCTGATAATCTAAATGGAAGCAAGCTAGTGTGGATTCCTTCCTCTGTGGCAGCCCTAGGTGGCATGGCACGTTCCCAAGCACAATCAGACGTATGGTTTGCGCCTGCTGGGTTTAATCGAGGAGGATTAGGGTCTCTCGGAGGTTCAAGAGGACCTAGAGTTATCCAAGCTCGTCAGAGGCTGGACTCTAAAGAAAGAGACTTGCTATACGAACAAAACATTAATCCCGTTGCAACATTCCCCAATGAAGGAGTTGTTATCTTCGGACAAAAAACATTACAAGCAGAAGATTCAGCATTAGACAGAATCAACGTTAGACGTCTAGTATTAGACTTAAAAGCTAAAGTTGGCGATGTTGCGAAGAACTTGTTGTTTGATCAAAATTTAGAATCAACTTGGTTGAGATTTAAATCACAAGTAGAGCCAATTTTGTCTTCTACTCAAGCTAGATTTGGATTATCTGACTATAAATTAGTTCTAGACTCGACAACAACGACTGCTGACTTGATAGATCGTAACATTATGTACGCAAAAATCTTTATTAAACCTGCTCGCGCTATTGAATACATTGTTGTTGACTTTGTAATCACAAAGACTGGTGCAGATTTTGTATAATCTACTAATTATGAATATAACAGGAGAACTTAATTATGTCATTTTGGAGTGAAAGCGCCAGCGCAGTGGGGGAAAGCAAGGACCCTAAAAGAAATTTTAGATTTCAAGTTACCTTTACTGGTTTATCTACTGGGAGAGTATGGTTCGCTAAAAAAGTTGGAAAACCTAATTTTACAATTACGGAGTCCACACATGACTTCTTTAATCACAAATTCTACTACCCAGGTCGAGTCGAATGGCAACCAATCCAGTTGACTTTAGTTGACCCAGTAGATCCGAACATTGATACTGCGGCACAAATGTCTGCCCTAGTTGAAGCGGCTGGGTATGAAATCCCTGCCAACTCAACTACCCCTTTGAGATCTATGTCAAAAGGTAAGGCAGTAGATGCAATTGGTGCAATTACAATTGCTCAATTGGATGCAGATGGAAATGAGATAGAAACTTGGACCCTAACCAACCCATTCATTAAAACATTGAAGTTCGGAGACTTGGATTACTCAAGTGATGACTTGACTGAAATGGAAATGGAAATTAGATACGACTTTGCAACATGGACTTCCACTGCAGCCGGATCTAAAAATATGGGTACACCAAGTCAAAATATGGCTCCTAAAACTGAGGGCTTCTTTGGCCCCAAGAACAGCTAAGGTGAGCGATGTCTTTCTGGACTTTAAAGTCATTTGAGCCGAAGACTAAATCTAAATTTATTGTTAATTTAGGTGGAGACTTTTTTATAACAGTTAAGTCTGTTACGAAGCCTAAATTAACAATAGAAACTCAAGAATATAGAATGATAAATCATTTCTATAAATTTCCAACGCTTGCAAAATGGGAACCAATCGAGCTAATTTTAATAGATGCTTTTGGTGAAAAACAAGAAGGCGAATCTTTTAATGATAAGCAAAGCACAAACACTGCTGCTTTTTTATCAGCTTTAGCAAACAAAATAGGATACGTTGGCAATGATCATCAATCATTTGATGAAAATGCTGGAAGCTTCAGTAGTAAATATTCAGTAGAAAGTTTAGATTCAATCTCAAAAGAAGCCTCCGCTTTAGCTTTCACATCAAATGGATCCTCAGGTGATCCAATCATAAAAATACAACAACTCAACTCAGAAGGAAAAGTAATCGAAGAGTGGTCTATATTTAATCCTGTCATAAAATCTTTAGAGTGGGGAGACCTGCAATATGGATCGGATGATGTTGTTGAATATAAACTTAGCCTTGAATACGACTACGCCAAATTTAAATCCGGTGATGGAACAGAAAAACCTACGCAGGGTGGAAATTCAACAAACATATATAATTAATACTCGAGGTGTAAATGAGAAGAAATAATGAAGAACGGGCGATGGGCGGTCACAAACCACCTCCATCAGAAGACGTTCCACAAATGGCAAATCCAATGGATTTTGTTGCTCCAACCGAATGGGTAGAGCTACCTTCAAAGGGAAAGTATCCCGACGGGCATCCGCTCCATGGTCAAGACTCAATTGAAATTAAGTACATGACAGCTAGGGATGAAGATATCCTTACAAACAGAGATTTGCTTAAGAAAGGTTTGGCAATTGACAGATTGATCTCTAATTTAATTAAAGATAAATCTATTGATTCAAAATATCTCTATGTTGGAGATAGAAATGCAATTATGTTGTATGCAAGGGTTTCCGCTTATGGAGCAGATTATAAAACAAAAATAAACTGTCCTAATTGCGGAGAACAAAATAAATGTACATTTGATCTTCAAAGTCACGATGTTAATGAAGTGAATATAGAAGATACCTCTATTGAGAGAGTTGGTGATGGAACATTTGTAGTTGAACTTCCAATGTCTAAAATGCATGCCTGCATCAGACCCCTACTTGGACGTGATGAAATGGAAATCATTAAAGAGTCAAAGGGTGGAAAAATGGACAACCTTATAACAAAACAAATGAAAAGATTTGTAGTTGCTTTTAATGGCTACGAAGACCCTAAGACCATAAATTATGTTTGTGATAACATGGTTGCAACCGACTCAAGGTTTCTGAGAGATTGTTTTATGTTAATATCTCCGGATATTTCAGTTAAAGACAACTTTGAATGCAAAGAGTGCGGCCATGAGGAGGTTATGCTGGTTCCTTTTGGGGCCGACTTTTTTTGGCCTGAACGCTGAGTATATGGAAAGTGTCTATGAGGCATTCTTTATTCTAAAACACTATGGCGGTTGGTCTTTGTATGAACTTTATAACCTACCAGTCGGTTTAAGAAAATGGTGGCTTGATAGAACAATCGAAGAATACGAAAAAGAAGCAAAAGAAGCCAAGAAAGCTAGAGGCAAGTAATCAATGCTCGGAGAAATCCGAGCATTTTGTTTATGAAACTAATTAATGAATATACGAGGATTTATTAATGAGCGTACCACCAGGAGGTGGCGGAACAGTTCCACCGCCAACACCACCAACCAGTCCAACTCCGGAAGCAGAGAATAGAGCAGAGCAAGAAGCTGCTGCTAATGCTCAGGTTGGTCAAATTATCGCTCAATCCGTTGAAAGGGAAAAAGAACTAAACAGAATCATGGAGGAGCGCCTCGGATTAATTGGTTCGACTGGTGAAGCTAGACTTAAACTCTTGGAACAAGAAGGCGACTTGTTAACCAAAGCTGTTATTTCAATTCAAAAAGCTGGCGATGGGTACAAAGACAACGTAGAAAACATTAAATCAATCATTAAAGAAATGGGGACTCTCAGCGAGGCGAGATCTAAGGAACTGCAAGAAGCCATTGAATCCGCTGAAACTCAACAGGACCAACTTGATATAATTCAAAAACAACTTGGTGTCATGGAAGATATCAAAAATACGCAACAAGAAATAAATAACGTAACAAATTCTGTTGCTTCAAAATTTGGACTTGCTTCAAAAACATCAGAGACGCTTCTTGGTAGAACTGTATTGTTAGGTCACCAACTAAAAAAGATGGGAGGGGAACAAGGTGCCCAGGGCGTCGCCCTTGGATTGTATTCAGCAACTCAAGAAGCTTTCGGATTAGAAAAAATTCTAGCCTCAATCGTTGAGGAAGCCGTAAAACTTACTCTTGAATTAGATAAGGCAGCTAAATCTTTTGGAAAAGCGACTGGATTTGACACAGCAGGTGTTAACGACCAATTATTGGAAGCATCGAGATCAGGCGTTAAAGCCGCTGTTACACTTAGTGACGCAGGAAAATCTTTTGAAGCTTTAGCATCAGGGATGTCTAGTTTTAAAATGGGCTCTGTCGCTACAAACAACTCTTTAATAGAAACTGTCTCCTTATTAGATGCATTTGGAATATCAACCAATGATTCAGTAAAATCTTTGGACTTTCTAGTAACGGCTCTCGGAAGAACAGAAAAGCAAGCGGAAAATACAACCATGGCCATAGCCACAATGGGTAGATCCATAAATGTTAGTGGTACAAAAATGATTAGCGACTTTAACAGTAATGCTGGAAAACTTATAGGTTTTGGATCTAAAATGGAACAAGTGTTTAAAAACTTAGCCGTTCAATCAAAACTTACTGGGATTGAAATGGGAACATTGATATCTACTGCAGAAAAATTTGATACTTTTGAAGGAGCAACAAAACAAGTTGCGCAAATGAACGCTGTTTTAGGCACCAACATGAGCTCTATGGAAATGATGAACATGAGTCATGATGAGAGAATAGATAGAATTAGACAAGAAGTAAAAGCATCCGTTGGAAATTTCAACACTCTTGACCGCTATACTCAAATGTATATCCAAAATGCAATGGGTGTCAATTCTCTTGAGGAGGCATCTAGATTATTAAACATGTCTCAATCAGAGTATTTTGACAATCAATCAAAAATGCAAGCAGCAGCAGACACACAAGAAAAGTTAGCAGAAATGGCAGCAGAGTACGTTCCTTTACTTGAACAAATGAAGCTGCATTTTATGGAGATAGTTAGAACACTTGATCCTTTAATAAAAGGTTTTAGTGCTACCCTTGAACTTTTTGCAAAGTCACCAGCAATCCTATATACTCTCGTGGGAGCGCTTGCAGTTGGAAGAATTGCCATGTTAATGTTTGGAGCCTCTGCAGGATTCGCACAAGCCCAAATGGGACTTATTGGTCTATCAATTAAGTTACTCATGGTTGCATTCGCTCTATTGGTAGGTGAACAGTCGATGACGAATATTGGACTATTCATAGCTGGGTTGATATTATTATATGTGGCGTTTAGACTCCTAAGAAAGGAAACAGATAATACCACTTTTGGATTTAAACTTTTGGCTAAAGTATTTGCTAAAAAAATTAACCCTCCGATGATTGCTGCGTTTGCATTTATGGCTGTTGGAGTTGTCGCGTTGGCATTAGCGTTAAGATTAGTCAAGGGACAAGTTATGTTAGCAGCGATAGCTATGGCCTTGTTGGCAGGAGCATTTGCACTTGCATTCTATGGATTCGCAGCAATGACAGGTGCCTTAAATGAACTTATCAAAACATTTATTGAGAGCGTTGATGTACTGCCAAAAGTGGCAGTTGGAATGTATCTTATAGCTGGAGCTATGTTGGCAATGGGAATGGCAGCAATGGTAAGTGCTAGCTCTATGTTGATGTTTCTAACTGGTTTAGCCGCGATAGGTGCAATTGTAATGATCGCAACAGGGGTTACTGCATTGGGATCTCTTGGAGAATCAATGGACGCAATCGGATCAGGTATGGAAAGGTTTGCCAGCGGTTTGGCTCAAGTTGTTTCAATATCAAAAGAACTTTCTGGTTTAAGTGAAAATTCATTTATGGCATTTTCTGCTAAAGGCTCAGAAACAAGTGCAATTATATCATCAAACGACTTAATAAAAACGGCAGTATCAGGAAAAATCAAAGTTGATGTCAATATTCCTGAGATAAAAAGTCCAACAGTAAATCTTAGCGTTTATCTAAACGGATTCAAGTTAGATACAAGTGGAGATAGTGATATAGCGAGAGTTGTTGTAGGAGCATCATAATGTCGTACAATTTAAGCGGAAATCCATTTGGCCTAAATAATTTAGAAAAAGATAGCACCTATATAACTATCGGCTCTCTAAGAACTAGCAAAATGATAACATTCAAGCCTTTTGTTGAGTCGTTCTCTTTTAGTCTTGAGAAAGAAAAAGAAGAATTTACGACAAATGAATACTCTCCATATAAAGATGTTATCACAAAAGCAACCCAAATAAATGTTGCAATAGAATTAAATATTGTAGCATCGAATTTAAAAGAGGCATCGACGAATGTTGCAAAAATAGTCGAATTACAAAGAATGATAAATGGAAACTATTCAGAACCCACCGTTCTCATAGTTCACTTTAGTAACTTAATAAATTCTGGTTTACCTCAAGGAGATAAGGTGATGACAACACCACCTGGGGATTTCAATAGTTTAAAAAAAATAGGCGTTGCTTGCGTTTGTAACGAAGTTAGCTATGACCCAGACTTAGAAAAGGGAATGTTGAAATCTAGCGGTGGCAAGCTGGTTCCAAAATTTATCAAACTTAGCTTAGACTTAAAATATGTAATTCAAAAAATAACAAATAGAGATAGGAAAGAACTTGGAAACTTTTTTTTAATAAACTCTTTTACACAAAATGGCCTTTTTGCACTTAATGACAATCCCTTGTTTCCATTTGGTGTTTTGTACAGTAATCCTGCGGATGGTTCCAATTATAATTTGGAAAATTTAGGTGGAATAATGCAAGGCCACCAATCGAGTTTTATCGATTCGACATATAGAAATACAAAATCTTGGATTTTTATTGGAAACAATATCCAACCTAGTGAACAAAATTGGCGGGATGAAGAATTCGATAACATCCTTAATCCTACAACGCAGGAAAATGACCCTGAAATAGCTAGGGCGAATGAAATAAAGAACTTAAACACAATTTACAACAATGATAATGGTATAAAACTTATGAGATATGTGTTTTTTGATCCCTACATAAAAACTTTCAAAAGAGTTATTAAGGTTGATAACAAATCAGCACAAAGTGGCAATCCAGAACCATTTAAAACAAATTATAACGCTACAAAATTTCAAGATATAATTTTTAACTTAGAGTTTGATTGCCCTTCAGAATCTCTTGGGATGGGTTTGGTAAATTTAGCCAAACTGCAAACACTTGTTAGGCTTTTTTCTACAAGAGGAAAGTTGTCAAATAGCGGAATTACTAAAAACGGAGATGAAATTAGTTTTCAATTTCTACAATCTTCCAATGATAGTTTCTGTAGAGTTTGTATACCTTCTTTCTTGCAAAGTGCAGCCTCTGGTCCATTAAGTTGGAGTAGGACTGCTGAGCCTACACAATCATATGGTGCTTCGATGGAAGTTGTAATATTGGATATGAAAATAACAATAGATGCTAGTAATGGATTTTTTAGAGATGAGGGTGGATACTTAGTCCCTAAGAATTTTTCCATTTCTTTAGATATGATACCATTTAAAGACTCAATCCTTAAAGATTATATTATAACAGAAAAAGATGGAGAAAGCACATATAGAGTGCAAGACCCAGGGTTTGGTATAAACGACACGGAACAATCTAATATACAAACAGATCCCGAATCAAATACTACAACAAAAGATTTTTCCGAAGATGATATAGTATTTCAACCAAGTGAGGTTCGAGTTGAGGAGTCTGTAACAATAGGTACTGAAGAGTATGCTGAGAGCGATGATGTTGAACCAGAAGGTGGATCTTTTGAAATCTTCAACGATGACCCAGATGCAGATTATTAAGGAGACTAATATGCCAATTTATAAAGGACAAAAAACAGCAAAACTAAGTAACGATCTATACTTCGAAGTATTTGAAGACAAGGGAGTTAAATATTTAGAAATTTATAGATCTGTAAATATGAAAGAGATGCAAGGTGTGAGAATTGGAATTTTAGCCAAACACACTTGGACTTACGGAGATAAGTTGTATAAATTATCTGCAAAATATTATTCTGGTGATATATCAAAATATTGGATTATTGGATTAATCAATAAAAAACCAACTGATGCACACTTTAAAATTGGAGACGAGGTTTTAATCCCCGCACAAATAAGTATAATAGAAAACCTAATAGGAAATCCTAATGACAACCTACAATTCTAACGATTTTTTTAATGCAAGTGACAAACCACAATACTGGAAAGATTGGGCTCGCAATGAACCTGGTAGTTTAGCAAATGTTATAGATACAAGTATTGGCCAATTACCATCCAATTTCCTTTCAAGTTTAGACGAAGCAGAAACCGAAGATAAAGAAGTAATAAAATTTATTTATTCTCAATTTGCACCCATATATCTTGAGGCTACAATTACGGTTATTGGTGATGAAATTGGAGCAACTGAGGGATCTCTCACACTACAGACAACGAGAGCATTGATTGTAAATGATAATCTAGACGGTACAGAATTAAAGAAACTATTTTGCAACTGGATTGTGCAAGCAAGAAGAGCTGCCTATTTAAGCTATGGGGAAGTAGGTTCACTGGTGACATACTCCTCAGGTTGGCAAGGAACTATGCCAGGTTCAGGTGGGAATCTAGGGCAAATCGCTAGCCGAGCTAAGAAATCGTTTAAAGATAAAATAGATGAATTAGTAGACGCATCTTTGGATGCCAATGGTGTTGCCGATCCATCAACTGGTGAAGAGGGTATAGAGGCTCTGGCAGCATTGGAAAAAGACAATAATCGAGCAGTTGATGCAGCTGCCGTTGCTGCTCCTTTAATTAGGGGAACCAATGTTGAAGAAGAGACCTATAAAGAAGATGATTTAAGAAATTTTTTACAATGTGTGTTATTGCGAGATTTCGTAAATGAAATAGCGTCGAAGCAAGGCGGAAATGCCGCTGTCTCTGATGGTGATTTCGGATGGAGTATCCTAAATGTAGATCAAGGTACAGCTAAATCAAAGGGTCCGTGGATCAAGCCATACAATGGTAGAATAATACCTCTAACAATGGCTGAACCTACAGAATTTTTGAACAAATGCAATTTTCCAAAAAACTTTCAACATCTTTTCAGGAGAAAATCTTATCATAAAAAATCAGAATTAACACCGTCTTTTTTCTATGTTAAACCAAAAATTAAAGAAGTGCAAGGAGTGACCACCATCGAGGGAACAGAAGAGGTGCCTCTAAAATTAACACAAGATGATGGTAAGGTAAAGTTCAAAGGATTAACCATTACTTTTGATGGAACAAATCCCTCAACAGCAAGAAGAGATATTAAAGTTACCTTAAAGCTTGGATTAGCAAACCTTGGGTCTTTAACTGCAAATGTTGCTCAACAGGATAATGAAATTAATTTTGAACTATACAAATTAATAACAATACCTTACGGTGTAAAAGCTCCAAGCACCATCGCAGGTGGAATAGTGAGAAACCAATATAGTCCAGATTATAATAGAATTAGACTTAAATTAAAATGTCAATATAAAGCAGATTTTTCGGCATCAAGTAGACTTACTAAAGAAGCCGGTGGTGCAAAACACACGTATGACATGGATCAATGTTTTGATTTAGCCATAGAGGGTCATACTATAACAAGAAGTGATATTGAGAATGAATCAGAATTAGTCATTAACTATAGGGGATATTTTGAAACTTTATTAAGCCACCCGTTCATGGACTCTTTGGCAACACCAGCTGAAGTACAAAGTAGGTTCTATGCTGATTATAATTTGACGGAGGCTGCAAAAAAATGTTCAGAAGACACTCTCAAGAAAATCATTAAAATAAACCAGATGGCAGATAGAACGACAGCCAAAACAGCAGGTTGGCAAAAATTTATGAACCAAATACCAAAGGAAAATACAGGTTGGGTGAAATACACTGTTCCGAAACAATTTCTTAGATCCTTTGCTCTTGTTGATTCTCTATCTTTTTTGAGATCAACAGATAAAGCATGTATATTCAGGGTTGGAAGAAGCTTGACCGCTACGCAAATAAATGATCAAATATCAAATTTAACTGATGTTCAAGACGAAATGACAGATGAAAAAATAGAAGACGATCTTTCGAAGGATGGATTAAAAAAAGTAAGTGAATCAAGTTGGACTACTTTGGGAGACATAATGAATGTTGCCTTGAGTGGTCTTTATGACCCAAACGATAAAAGCAAACTAGCAAGTCAATTCAAGCATTTAAATTTAAAATTTGCCGTTGCACCAATCCAAATAAGAAATCCTCTAGATAACGATACTATTTTAAAATTTAATCCTTTAGATTTACCAATCGATATATTCTTTTTTCATCAATGGTTTCACTCTAATATTGTTAATAAGGATTTGACTTACTATCCAATTTTAACAATGATGAGAGACTTAATAGAGAGGCTTGTAAACAACCTCTTATATGAAGTTTGCTTCCCAAACTCATTACCAGATGAAGCTCCACCTTCATTAAGAACTGGATTTTTTCAAGATTCTTCAAATTTAAATCTTCTAGATTACCCTTTAGATGGGTTTAACTACTACCATGACGTCGATAGAGCACTCGACGAGTCACCGAAAAAACAAAGATTATTTGAATATGATTCGGAGGCCAAACCTGAGGAAATAAACAATTACTGTTTAATATATATGCAAAACAGAGGTACATTTGTAAGATCTGGAGTTTCAGATTCATTATATACGTCGCCATTTGTCCCCTCGTTTAATCATGGAGCTGCATTCACTGAAATAGGTTCAGAAGATAATGATGGGTTAATGAGTGATGTTGCCTTTAGTAAAGCATCAACTCCTGGTTTAAAAGAGGCTAGATTCTTTTCTAGTCCTGTTGGCGGATTGAATATTTTATCCAACGTTTATAACTTAAATTTTAATTTGAAAAATATTGCTGCAAATATGTCAATTTATCCGGGTCAAATAATTAAGTTTAAATTGCATGATTTTGATAAATACAATAATGATTATAGAAAACCTGGGTCATTAAGTGCTATCATGGGTTTTGGTGGTTATTACACGGTTAAAAAAACAGAAATACAAATTAACGCAGAAACTGGTGAATCATTCTCTATAAAATACGAAAGTTTATGGTCAGGAAACGGAAATAACATAGATTTTAGAAGACAAAGAACGGATGGAGTCATAATAGAAAGAAGTGATCAATGTCAAACATATTTTGATACCGCTAAAACAAGATATTACAGTGCAGGTGGTACTGAAGAAGTTGATGAAGACTTTCAAGTTATTGAAACAGCAACTGAAGCTGGTGCTAGGTATTTCCTACATGGCTCTGTTGGTGGCGATGACGGACTACAAGAAGTTCAAGATATAGAAGCTGCTCTACAACAAAAGGCTGATGAGATAAGTGGAGCTTGGTTTGACAATGATGGAGGAAAACTATTAAATAATTATAATATAGGAGATAGTAGAAGAGATGAATCTGATCAAACCACCAAAGGTCTTATAGCTACAATAACTTCAATTCCATCAAACAGAGCATCAGTTCAAGTACTAATTGAAGAGTCAGATTCAGGAATAACCGGAGAATACATAATAACACAAGGAGCAACCGTATTGGTTAGATAAGATATGTCAAGATTATTTTTACAACAAAAAACAAACAATTCTTTTACACAATGGTATTACAAGCAAAAATGGAAATCAGATGCATATACTGAAAACTCTGGTATCGGATCAGAGAGTGTTAAAGATTTTAACTTTGTTGAAAGATCATATTATGGTTTGGTGGATCATGAGAATAATCCCGTTGTTCCAAATGATGAATTCATGGTTCAACTTAAAGATGGAAGGGTGCTAGACTTTGTAGCTGACTCTGTCTCTCTGATGAGATTAAATTATTTAAGTGCAGTTCGCATTGGATCTATATCGCCATCAGATTCTTTCTTGAATGAATTGGGAATTATATCGTCATATGAAAATCCTAGAATAAGATATGGAGAATACTTAAGAAATATTCTCCAATTCTACAACGAAACACACATACCAATTTCACTTGGTAAACATAGTATAACATCTTATGACGACTATGTCAACAACTTTTTTAAATTTTTTTTAAAAGAAGGAAAAAATATTCCTTTAACTATGTCAAAATGGCTAATTTCAAAACATGCTAGTGTTTTTGAAACTGGACTTGCATTTTCTTTCACTGATATACCTCCAGATGAAGATCAAAGAAAAGTAGATGAGATAATTGATAGCGATTCTTTTGAATATTTTAAAAATTTAACACTAAATATGGGATTTTCTATATCCCATCAGAATCCCAACGTATTGGTTTATGATCTAGCCTCACCAGCTACTGCTTCAATTAGGAATAAGTATAGTTTATTCAATTTAGATAAAGTATTTAAAGATAGATTTATAAAAGCATGTACTTTAGATTTACAATTACTTAATAATAATATTAATATATATTATAATAAATATGTTGAAAATAATTCACTTGTGAGAGTTGTTAAAACTGAAAAATGCAAAACTGTTTCGGAATATATACAGCTTTCAAAAGTCGCTATCAATAAACGAGCAATGTCTGACCATCAGGAGCTAGAATTTTATATAAAGGTTAGAAACACCGAAGAAGGTATGCCCTATAGTAACGAAGATGTCAAAAAAATATACAAAAGAGCAAAAATTCTTCTAAAAAGACTTGACAAAACACAATCCATAGGTTATATTAATAATAGGTTTAAAGACGAACTTTGGAACAAGGATTATGGCTATCATGATCTTGTGAAAAAATTAAAAGGCGATACAAAAACTGAAACTCAACGATCTCAAGTTGGCGGTAGTTCAATATCAAGCGGAGGCTCTGGTGGCGGCTATTCTGGAGGATCGTCCGGTGGTGGAGGATCGTCTTATTAGGAGGACAAATGTTATTTCAACTGATGGACAGTAAAAAAGACTGTGCCGGAGTTTATATTGATGGTAATTTTATATGGGATAAAATACCAGAGGGTATAACAAAAACATGGTCTTACTCAGACCATCTATTTGGCAGGGACATTGATTATGCCCAGTTGCTAGTCGGAGGATGTTCTCTAGATGATGTTTGCCCTGAACACCTAAGAGAAAGATGGTCAAGATCACAAGGACTGCTTAAGGCCCATTTTCGAGGCTTTAATACTGCAAAAATAAGGCTTGATGGAATCTGTTTTTATGAGATAGTACCTGAAAAACACCTTCGACACTATTTTGATACAAAAAATGAAATAACACAATGGGTATTTGACAATTATGAAAGACCAGAACATTATTCATTATTAAAAAGAGCACAAGCAGCAATCAAAGAATTGAAAAAACATCCCGTATCTATTAATAAAATGGGTATACATCGTGCAAGCGCAAATGATCCAAAAGCAAAGCATCTTTATGAACAATTTAAGGACACAACCCCGTATGTCGATTATAATCTTTTTGGCACCGTTACTGGTCGACTCACAACTCGAAAAGAATCTTTTCCGATTCTTAACTTAAAAACAGAATTAAAGCAGTTTGTTTTACCAACGAATGATGTATTCCTTGAGTTAGACTTCAATGCTGCTGAGATTAGAACAATGCTTGCACTGCAAGAACACGAACAGCCTGAGGAGGATATTCATGAGTGGAACATCAAAAACGTATTTAAAAAAGATTTGTCAAGAGACAAAGCAAAGCAAAAAATATTTGCATGGCTCTACAACCAAGAATCAAATGCTATCAAATCCAATTACTACGATAGAGAAGTATTATTGGAAAGATTTTACGAAAGCACAAATGAAGTGGTCCGGACACCATTTGGACGGGCAATTAATACTCCCCATCGCAAGGCACTCAACTACCTTCTCCAATCTTCCTCATCAGATAATACCCTCGAACGATTTATTCGAATTTCTAACTTTCTTCGAGCCACAAAATCGCATGTCGCATTTGTCGTTCATGATAGCGTGGTTATTGACCTACACCGAGATGACAGAAGAATAATTCCGCAACTTAAACAAATGTTTGGCGAAACTAGGCTTGGAAAATTTAAAGTAAATTGTTCACTAGGAAAAAACCTAGGAGATATGAGAGATTTTTCATGGTAGAGTCAAAATTTGAAATCGGAGACTTAATTGTAGTCTCAGGATCGCAAACAAGTGGCATACCAAATGGTGAAATAGGACTGGTAACTTCGGTGGAACATGTGCAACGTAAGCATTTTATTTATTGGGTACAGTTTACAAGCTGTGACTATATGATCCCAATGTGGTCCGTAGAGATGGAGAAAATATCGTGATTGATGTGGGAGATTTGGTTGAAATTATCAATACACCCTTTGATAAAGAAAATTTGTTTGGATTTGTTAACGGAAACATGGGAATAGTTCTTGATCTAGCAGGTTACTTAACAAAAGACGTTCAGATATTTGTGGTATATATTTTCGATGGCGGAAGGATGGTGCACATTGCATCATATAATTTAAAAAAAATGGAGAATAAAAAATGTTAATGATTGGACTTGGAGAAGCAGGAAAGAATATAGCAAAACTGTTCAAGCCTCACTCCAAAAACTATAAAGTAATTTTAATTGACGGAGGAGAAGGTATAGAAACTAAAAATACTGTGGAAGAATATGATTCGGTAGATTTTAAACTTAAACAGAAAGGGCTCAAATCTCACTCTGAAGCTATCCTGTTTGTATGTGGGTCTGGTAAGGTTGCCGGTGCCACACTTAGAATTTTAGAGGCATTGAAGGGCTTTAAAACAACTGTCGTTTACATAAAACCTGATGTTGAATTTGCATCAAGATTGGAGAAAAAACGACATAAAGTGCATTTTGGAATTTTACAACAATATGCGAGAACGGGAAGTATTCATGAAATGATTTTAGTGGATAATAAAATCCTGTTAAATCAAGCTGGAGCTGGTAAGGTTACAAATTATTACGAAAAAGTTAACTATTTTATTTACTCCATACTTCAGAACTTAATGTATTGTGCTCATGTGGATCCGGATTATGGAAGAATTCATGAAAAAAAGAGTATTTCTAGAATTTGCACCATTGGTTTCGGGGGATTTTATGAAGATGATGAAAATTTTATTTTTCCTCTTGACAATATAACCGAAACATGTTATTATATTAATATAGAGGAAAGTGATTTAGAAAACGATACAAATATCATACCTAGATGTCAAGAGATTGTGAGAGAAAATAAAACAAAAGACAGGGAAACTTCTTTTGCAATATGGAAATCTTCTGAAAATAATCACTACTATTCTAAGCATTACACTCATTTTATACAAGAGGAATAATATGGACTCTAGAAAAAAAAATTTACTAAGAGAAAGAGAAAAACTTGAAAGATTTGAAATGATTGCTTTGGATGCTATAATACATGATGAATATGAGGGAACGGACCTTAGATTAATAATTCAAAAAATATTCGAGGCAGCACAGATGATCACAAAAATTGATGAAATTTTAAAAAACTTAAAGAAATAACTTGACAACGACTTTAAAATATGTTATATTATTAATATAGCGATGGAGGAACGATGTTAGCACTTGTTTGCTTTACGCTTTTTATTTTTGCCTTTACTTGGATTTGGTATTGGCTACACGAAAAAATTTAAAAAAAGACTTGACAAGTCTTCAAAAACATGTTATAATATAAAGACAAAATAACTCAAAACAAAATGGAGGTTTTATGAGTAACAATTCACAACCAATGACTGTATATACAGGTACTTTCGTAACACAACGCGGCAATCGAAGAACAATGAACTTCGTTAAGCCATCGGAAGCGCCAAGTGGAATATTTCCATCGTTTAGTAAAACACGTAACTTACAGCCAGGTTCTGAGACCGTATATGATATTGATCGTCAAGCATATCGTACATTCAACTCCAACACTCAAGTTGGAGACGTAATATCGTCAACTAAAGACGTAAACATTAACTTATTTTAGTTAGTATAATTTGTTTAAGGTTCGCGGTCTCCTTTCAAAAGACCGCTTTTTTATTACTAAAAGCACTGCATACTATGCATTAACAGACGTAAGGAGGAAATATGTCAAAACCAAGAAAAACAGAGGGTAAAGTAACCCTAAGAGAACACTTAGATACAATCGATCAAAACGGAAAAGTTAGCGAAAAAGCAATCTTTTCACTGATCACTAGACTAAAAAAGACATTCAGACAAATGGGTTATACTCGTTTGGCTAAAAATCAATTTTTAATTAGAGACTATATTGACATGATTTTTGAAACACAAGATTATAGATGCACACACTGGTTAGAAGTTAAGGAAAATGAACTGAATGGAGTATGGAATAGACCGGGGTCTGGATATTCTCTTTGGAAAAGAGAAGATGTCGTCTATGAACTTGATCATGTACACCCAGTAAATTCAGATGGGACCGATGGTTTTGAAAACTTTCAGTTTCTATCAGCAAATGCAAATCAATTTGTAAAATGCTCTTTAACCTATGATGACTTGCTTAAGAGGGTAGATTTATCTGATAGACTTAAGGATAGGATTAGAGATGTTTTACGGCGAAGAGCCGAACTGTTTGCTTCTGAAAAATGGAATAACTGGATAGATAAAGTAAACAATCTTGAAACAGAATTACAAAAAGCAGCAAAATAATATAAAAAAATACTTGACAAACCATTTATTATGTGTTATAATAGTATTATAAACGATTTAAAAATGGGGGTATGGTTGAAACCCTGCCTACCTTAGTGATAAAACACAAAAACATAAAAAACTTAGGAGAAAAATTATGGCTATTAATATTGAAGCAATGCGAGCAAAACTTGAAGCATCTAAAAATGGTGGAAAACCATCCGGACGAAAGAGTACTATGTGGCGGCCCTCCGCTGGAGATCAACACATTAGGATTCTTCCAACCGCTGATGGCGATCCATTCCGTGAATTCCACTTTCACTACAATGTAGGAAAGAATCCTGGAATATACTGTAATAAGCGAAACGACAATGGCGAATGTGCTATTTGTGATTTTGCGTCTAAATTATGGCGTGACGGTGTTGAATCTGACGATCAAAATCTAAAGAATGAAGCAAAAAAGTTGTTTGCCCGTAAACGTTACTACTCACCTGTTCTTGTTCGAGGCAATGAATCAGAAGGTGTAAAAATTTGGTCTTATGGCGTCACAGCCTATCAGACATTGTTAGGTTATGTGTTGGACGAGGATTACGGTGATATTACTGATCCGGAAACTGGAACCGACATTAAACTAACTTACACAATCCCCGGAACTCCCGGATCATTCCCGAAGACAAATCTACAGCCTAGAAGACGTCCATCTATTTTGTGTGACGATAATATTGCAGATTGTCAAGAACTATTAGATTCTGTGCCGGTAATTGACAGCGTATTCGATGTCAAGACCACAGAAGAGATCCAAGCTCTGCTGGATGGTTATCTGTCCTCCGACTCTTCGGCAGAGTCCTCTTCTAAAGAGACTAAGAAGTACAATAAAGACACTGGTAGTAACGTTGACGAGGCTTTCGCAGCTTTTATGCAAGAAGATTAAGTCGTAGATCCTCCTGTGTTGTAAAGGGAATTGCCACCCGCCCTTGGTTATAAAAGGGGTGGCTTTTTTATGCTTACTATCTGAGCCTCCTCGATGGCGTAAGTGGAAACGGGTCATGCCGGCTAAGAAGATTTATTACCTTAAATCATAGAGATTTGAGAAAAGTTACAAAATGGAGGGGCCTATGCCCACTGAAGAATACGGTTCGTTTGTACCGGAAACAAACTTAAATAATTTATATAGACTAGTAATCCCAGCATCGGGACACGACTTATCTGATGCGCTAAAAGACTTGGTTGACAATTCTTTTGACGCCGGAGCCAATAATATAAGGATTTTCTTAAATGGACAGCCAACCAATTTAGAAAGTTATACAGTTATTGATGATGGTATCGGAATGGATGTGGCCACCTTGAAACGAGCCTTAACTTACTCTGCTGGTTCAAGCCATGACCCTGGAGACTTGGGAAAGTTCTCAGTCGGTGGAACAGTAGCATGTTGTACCTTGGGTCTTTCTAGAAAAATATATACGAAAAAGAAAGACGGTCCGTTACTGATTGCAATGCAGAATTTTGAAAATGTATTGGAAGCATCAGAGATCCGACGACCAACGCCGGAAGAGAGTAAGTGGTTTCGAGTAAATGTTGGCACCAATGGCACGGTTGTAGATATTAATGAACTTCGCGAAGACAAAAGGAAATACAAAAGAACCGGTGACCTTAAAAATGCATTACTAAAAGATTTTGGTCAAACATTTTACCAATTGTTGAGTTCAAAAAGGTCCATTGAAATTAGCACCAATAGTGGTTGTTATGCGGTCAAACCAAGTGATCCACTATATTATAAAACAGATCCAAAGTTTGTACACGTTCATAAGGAATATAAAGTTTCTTTTGATGGAGGTGAAATATACATTCGAACTGCATTTCTTAATCTGGACTCAATAGATCAAGGAGAGAAAGGTTATGATACACAAGGTGTTTATTTTTCTAGAAATAATCGATTAATCTCCAAAGGCTTAGCAGTTAAAAATTTATGGGTAAAAAACCCTAGAAAAAATGCTGGAAGAATTGAAATTTCTTTTACGGAAGATTTGGACGCACACTTTGGGTTGACTGCGACAAAAAACAAAGTAAGTTTATCTCAATCCTTAACTGATACTTTAGCAGCAACTATCAAACCTTTTATATCGGGTTTGGAAGAAAAGTGGAGAAAAAACACTGACACCAACACTGATGAAATTAAAAAAGAGAATGATGATTTTACTAGCAAACTACTTAGAAACACTGGCATAGTGGATCTGCCCAAAACAGAAAAAGGCTCTCCCAATGCTCAAAAACAAGAAAGACTCAAAGGAGATAAGAAAGGTTCTGTAAAAGCAAAAGGATCAGGAATAACCCGTAAAGCCCGAGGAGTTAAGTACCCAGAATTTATTTTTGAAGAAAACCGTAGGTCACCCGAGGTTTTTTGGACTGAATTTCCAAACGACGAAATGAGAATTGTGCTTAATTTGTCTCATCCTTTTGTCCGCGAACACTGGACCGAAGGAACTGAAACATCAAGAATGTTGATGAGAAAATGGACAACAGCTACTTGCTTAGCTGCTTTCAGAAAGAAGGAAACGTACCATGAAGGGGCTGCTGAGTCTTTTATGATGGATATGTTTCACGAACTTTCTAGACTTCAAATGGTTTTTGGAAATTAATTAACAATGGAGGTAACATGATGTTACTATTAACAATGCTCTTCGCTTGCGGAGACAAAGAAGAAGATTCAGCAGTAGCTGAAGAGGTTGTCGAAGAGACAGCCGAAGAAACCACCGAAGAGGAAGCTGAAGATACAGCGACTTCCGAGGAGGAGTAAATGACCAAAGCAGGAAAGATTGACATTTCAAGAATGAAAAAGTTCATCAACAAAAAAGCTGGACTTGACATTGCTCATAACTTGAGTGAAGACAATCCTACTGAGGTTACAGAGTGGATTCCAACTGGCTCACGCTGGTTGGATTCTATTACCTGTCGAGGTAAGATGGCTGGAATTCCCGTTGGGAAAGCTACCGAGATTGCTGGTTTATCATCAGCAGGCAAATCTTACATGGCTTGCCAGATTGCTGCACAAGCACAAAAGAAAGGTCACTGTGTTGTTTATTTTGACGCAGAGTCCGCCATTGACCCAGCATTCTTATTGAGTTCTGGTGTTGATGTTGAAGACCTCTTCATGTATGTTCAGGGAGTTTCCGTTGAGAAAGTTCTTGAGACCATTGAAGACTTAATGACGGAGTATCCGGAGACACAATTTTTGTTTATTTGGGACTCAATCGCTGCCACCTCTTCTGAGAAGGAGTTGGAAAGCGACTTTAATCCCCAGTCAACAATGGCTGTGAAACCAAGGATCTTTGCGAAAGCATTTCCTAAATTGATTATTCCGTTAGCAAATCAACAATGCACAATGTTGTTGATCAATCAACTTAAAACTAACATTACTTCTAATGTTGCCGAGGCAATGACCACACCCTATATCGCTCCCGGCGGTAAGGCGATTGGTTATTTCTGCTCGCTACGTATTTGGTTAACAAAACGAAAAGCGAAAGCAGCATTTGTAACAGATCCGACTGGTCTTCGAATTGGTTCTGAAGTGAAAGTGAAGGTTGAAAAATCCCGATTTGGATCCGAAGGGCGCACTTGTGCTTTTAAGATCTTGTGGGGTGATAATGTTGGAATCCAAGATCAAGAATCGTGGCTTGAGGCTCTTAGGGCATCAGGTTCGGATCGATTTAAAGCAGGTGCTTGGAACAAGATTTATTCATCAGACGGTAAGGAATATAAATTCCAACGATCTCAGTGGCTTGATAAGTTACAAGATGATGAGTTTCGTTCTGTAGTGTTTGATATCATGGATGAGGAGATTATCAGAAAATTCGATTCTGAAGGAAAAAACTTTGGTCTCGAAGGAGAATCCGAAGAAGCATAAGCTGAAGGAATTCACTAAGCCCCGTTGGTTCGCCTTCGGGGTTTTTTTATCTTTTCTACTTGACAAAGGGGTTTAAAAATGTTATAATATAAATATGCAATCTCGGAGGACAAATGAGAATTGATAATGAAATAAAATTGGATTATAAGGACGTCTTGATAAGACCAAAAAGAAGCGAATTGCGCAGTCGAAAAGATGTCAGTTTAAGAAGAACTTATAATTTCAGAAACAGTAAAACTATATGGACAGGCGTTCCTATTATGGCTGCCAATATGGACGGCGTAGGCACTTTTCAGATGTCTAAAGCCCTGTCTGAATTTGAAATTATTACATGTATCACAAAGCATCATACCCCAATAGACTGGTGTGACAATAAAGTAGATCCAGACTATGTCACAATAAGCATAGGCACAAATGAAAAAGATTATTCAATGGCTAAACTATCGATTGGAACTAATAATATAAATTGGATCTGCATTGATGTAGCTAATGGATACTCGGAACACTTTGTGAAGTTTGTGAGAAAAGTACGATCTGATTTCCCAGACAAGATAATTATTGCTGGAAATGTAGTCACGGCTGATATGACTCAAGAGTTAATTTTGGCAGGAGCCGATATTGTAAAAGTTGGAATCGGGCCCGGATCTGTTTGTACGACTAGAATACAAACTGGAGTTGGATATCCTCAATTATCTGCTGTGATAGAATGCGCTGATGCTGCACATGGTCTTGGAGGTCACATTATTGCCGATGGTGGATGTACTTGTCCCGGAGATGTTGCTAAAGCATTTGGAGCAGGAGCAGATTTTGTTATGTTAGGTGGAATGTTTGCTGGTCATTATGAAGGCGGCGGAAACGTCATAAATGTTAATGGTGAGCAAAAAATACAATTTTATGGAATGAGTTCGGACACTGCAATGGAGACTCACAGTGGCGGAGTTGCAGACTATAGATCCTCAGAGGGTAGAACTGTCGAGATTCCACTTAAAGGTCTTGTAGAAGACACAGTCAAGGATTTACTTGGAGGACTTAGGTCAACCTGTACTTATGTCGGCGCCCCAAGTCTCAAACAATTAAGTAAATGCACAACTTTTATAAGATGCACACAACAGTTTAACTCTGTTTTTGTCAGCAATTAGGAGAAAAGATGAAAAAAATAGTATTATTTGATATGGATGGAACATTAACTCCAGCAAGACAACCAATGGAAAGACCTGTAACTGATAAGTTAATGCAACTACAAGAAGCAGGTTTTGAAATAGGTATAGTCACAGGTTCTGACTTGGGATATGTGAAAGAACAATGCAAGGATCTTTTTGAACATATTGGTCTCGATAGGTCTGGAATTCATTTTTTACCTTGCAATGGAACAAAATATTATAGATTACCCAACAACGAATTTGTCAAGGTTTATGAAGAAAATATGAGACGACATCTTGGTGAATCAAACTGGAAACGATTAATAAGAATTGTAACATCGCTACAACTCTCGCTTATCAATGGAAATAGAACCATTCCATTGACTGGCAACTTTATAAACTACAGAGGTTCAACTTTAAATTGGTGCCCAATAGGTCGCCAAGCTGATATGGATGATAGAGAGAAGTGGTGCCTTTGGGATAAACATGATTGGATTAGGTATAAATGGTTTAAGACTGCTCGAGAAGAATTTGATGCCTCAGATTTAAAAGATGTGGTCATAAAGATGGGTGGAGACACCTCTTTCGATATTTACCCAAAAGGTTGGGATAAAACGTTTGCTTTTAGAAACTTTGAAGACTATGATAAAGTATACTTTGTTGGAGATCGATGTGGTTCTAAAGGCAACGACAAGGAAGCATATGATCTAGCAGGAGATTTGGGCTTTGTAACATCAGGTCCAAAAGAAACAATAGGAATAATTGACCACATAATCAAGGAGGATAAATGAAAAACGTAATAATAATTGATGCTCTAAACATGTTTCTTCGAAGCTACGTTATCAGCCCGCATCTTGATAAGGGAGGAATGCCCATAGGAGGCACTATAGGCTTTTTAAAGAGTCTTCAGAAGGTCTCTAGGGATTTTAACGCTGATGAGATCATAATCGCTTGGGATGGCCATGAAGGCTCTCAGAGAAAGCGTTCTATGAACAAGGACTACAAGGCTGGACGAAAACCCGTGAGATTTAATCGGAGAATGATTACCTTGCCCGAGGATCAAGAAAAGGCGAACAAGGGCTACCAACAAGTTCGTTTGATGGAATATCTCAATCAAATGCCTGTCATTCAATTGATCGCTGATTTTACAGAAGCAGATGATATTATTGCGCACGTCATAAAACATCCAAAATACAATGGCTGGAAAAAGACTATAATATCTTCTGATAAGGACTTTTTTCAACTTTGCGATGATGAGGTTCAAATATACCGACCAATTCAGAAAAAAATTGTAACTAAAAGTACCCTTTTGGAGGATTTTAAGATCCATCCAAACAATTTTGCCCTTGCAAGAGCAATCGCAGGGGATGCATCGGACAATTTGCCGGGTGTTAAGGGTGCTGGTCTTAAGACGATTGCTAAAAGATTTTCATTCCTTGGACGCGACTATGAATATGAAGTATCTGATGTGATCAGAGAGTGTGTGATGCAGACAAAAAAACTAAAAATTCATCAAAATGTTGAAAAATCTGAAAATTTAATAAAAGAAAATTATAAAATAATGCAACTTTATCATCCAAATATTCGACCAATTAATCGAGAATTAATTAACAATTCAATCAGAGATTTCGAGTTCTATTTTGATAAAATAAAGTTTGTACAAATGCTTTTTGAAGATGATGCAGGTCATTTAAATTTTTCTGACCTATTACAAATATTTCGAAAAATAAATAAATAATTTAGTTGACAACTTGATCAATATAGGTTATATTTAAACATACACAAAAAATTAGGAGGACACATGAATGAATTATCAAGCAATGAAACCTTTACGAGGTTCGGTAAAAACTTTCAGGAAAAACTATGTCAATTAATGCTGGAAGACAGACCATTTTTTGACCAGATTATCGAGGTTTTAGACGTTAACTTCTTTGAGAAAAAATATTTACAGATTTTTGCACAAACATTAATAAATTATCGTGATCGATATAACACTCACCCCAATTCTGAAGTAATGATATCTCTACTGAGAACAGAGTTGAATCACCACGACAAGGCAACTGCACAAGCAGTGAGAGAGTATTATGCTAGAATACACACCTCAGATGGTGTCGAAGAAGCGGAATATATCAAAGATAAATCTATTGATTTTTGCCGTAAGCAAGTTCTTAAAGGTGCTATGATGAAATCAGCAAAACTACTTAAGTCTTCGTCCTTTGAAGAAATAGAAAAGTTAATTAAAGATGCTCTTGTGCTTGGAACTGATAATAATTTTGGACATGATTTTAGAAAAGATTTACTGAAAAGATTTGAGTTCGTTTCTCGAGATCCAACATCAACTGGTTGGGCTCGAATGGATGAGATTGTAAAAGGTGGTTTGGGCAAGTCTGAGTTGGGTGTCGTTGTTGCTCCAACAGGAGCAGGAAAATCAATGGTACTTGTTCATTTGGCATCACAGGCTATCCTAGCTGGAAAGACAGTTGTATACTATACTTTGGAACTTAAGGACACTGTTGTTGGTCAAAGATTTGATTGTTGCATAACCGACGTTCCACTCTCAGACCACAGAGATCGTCAAAAAGAAATTATTGATAAAGTTAAAAATTTAGATGGCACCTTGATAATTAAAGAGTATCCAACCAAATCTGCCTCGGTATCAACTCTCAAAAATCACATTGAAAAATTGAGAAAGAGGGGAATAGAACCGGACATGATTTTGGTTGATTATGCTGACTTATTACGACCACCTCGGAGCACTGGTGAAAAGCGACACGAATTGGAAGAGACTTATGAAGGCCTACGTGGTCTTGCTCAGAGTTATGAAATCCCCGTGTGGACAGCCTCACAGACTAATCGTGGAGGACTCAATGCAGAAGTCATCACAATGGAGTCAATATCGGAGGCATTTAATAAGTGTTTTGTCGCTGACTTCATATTTTCGTTATCTCGAACAGTACACGATAAACAAGCCAATAAGGGAAGAATTTTTATTGCAAAAAATAGAAATGGACCCGATGGACTTGTTTTCGACGCCCATGTTGACTGGTCAATTGTAAAGATTGATATTTTAGACAGGGCTGAAGCCGCCGAGAAAATGCAAACAACAACAGATCAAATGCATATTTTAAAAGAAAAATACGCACAAATTAAATCAAAATAGGAGCACAGGAATGGATTTGGAGAAAAAGATCTTATCAGATATAACGGTTCACATGAAGTATGCCCGATATCTCGAAAATAAAAACCGTAGAGAAAATTGGGACGAATTGGTAACTCGTAATATGGAAATGCATATTAAAAAGTTTCCAAAATTAGAAAAAGAAATTAGAAAAAATTATGAGTTTGTTTATGATAAGAAGGTTCTTCCATCAATGCGCTCAATGCAATTTGGAGGTAAACCAATTGAAGTTTCTCCGAACAGGATATTTAATTGTGCTTATGCACCAGCAGATGATCCGAGAGTTTTTGGAGAGATCATGTTTCTTCTTCTTGGCGGAACTGGTGTGGGTTATTCTGTGCAAAAACATCACGTTGAAAACTTACCCGAGATACGAAGACCCACTAATAGAAGCAGAAGGTTTCTCATTGGAGATTCAATTGAAGGATGGGCGGACGCAGTTAAATTACTAATGCAGTCTTACTTTAAAGGTACTTCAAAAATAAGATTTGACTTCTCAGATATCCGTCCAAAGGGAGCTAGACTAGTTACATCCGGCGGAAAGGCTCCAGGTCCACAACCGCTTAGAGAATGTTTGGTAAAAGTAGAGGGAATTTTAGATGCTAAAGAAAATGGTGACAAACTCACTCCTATTGAGGTGCATGATATCATCTGTCATATTGCCGATGCTGTTCTGGCGGGAGGTATTCGCCGCGCTGCTCTCATTTCTTTATTCTCGGCTGATGACGAAGAAATGCTCGGAGCCAAAACTGGAGCATGGTGGGAACTCAATCCCCAACGTGGACGAGCTAACAACTCCGTAGTTGTAATGCGGCACCGCATTGACAAGCCGACTTTTATGGATTTGTGGAAGCGAGTTGAAGAATCAAGATCTGGAGAGCCGGGATTTTATTTCTCCAATGATAAAGAGTGGGGTTGTAACCCTTGTTGCGAAATTGGCTTGAGGCCTTTTCAATTTTGTAACTTAGTTGAAATAAATGTTTCAGATGTTGCAGACCAAGTAGACCTCAATCAAAGAGCAGCCGCTGCAAGCTTCATAGGCACCCTTCAAGCGTCTTATACTGACTTTCACTACCTAAGACCTGTTTGGAAGCGTACAACAGAAAGAGACTCCCTTATTGGTGTATCTATGACTGGGATAGCTTCAGGCGGAGTATTAGATTTGGATATGTCCGAAGCTTCTTTGCAAGTATCAAAAGAGAATAATCGAGTGGCAAGTGCCATCGGCATCAGACCAGCCGCCCGACAAACTTGTGTAAAGCCTGCTGGAACAACATCTCTCACTCTTGGAACTTCAAGTGGAATCCATGCGTGGCACAATGACTATTATATACGTAGATTACGCGTTGGAAAGAATGAAGCAATTTACCAATATATTACCCAGAATCTCCCAGAATTGATTGAGGATTGTCGATTCCGACCTCATGATACTGCTATTCTTTCTGTTCCTCAAAAATCTCCTGCCGGGGCAATAACGCGTCACGAGAGTGCTATTGATTTGCTCGAGAGAGTAAAGAAGGTTTCCAATGAATGGATTAGGCCTGGTCATAAAAATGGTAGCAATACTCATAATGTATCAGCCACGGTAACTATTAAAGATGGAGAGTGGGAAAACGTTGGAGAGTGGATGTGGAAAAATAGAAAAGTATACAATGGATTGTCCGTTCTTCCACATGATGGCGGTACATATATTCAAGCTCCATTTGAAGATTGTAGTAAAGAAACTTATGAAAACATGCTCTCATTACTAAAAAATGTAGATTTGGACCTAGTTATAGAGACAACAGATGAAACTGATTTAAGCGGAGAGATCGCTTGTGGCGGTGGCGCCTGTGAAATTTTCTAAGGAGAAAAATATGAGAGACCAACTAGAAAAAATTATTGCCAACCTTCAAGGAATCCTTGATGAACTTGACAAAGTTGAAGCAGGATCTTATGGATATAAGTCTGCCGCTCCTCGTGCAAGAAAGGCTCTTATGGAAGCCTCAAAAGAACTTCGCGATGTAAGAACAATAGTTCAAGAAGTCAAAAATTCTCATGAACAAAAGTAAATAATACTTGACAATACTACTAAAATGTGCTATACTATAGACGTATAGCACTTTATTTTTATGGAGGAAAGAATGCATTTTGAACCATTCAATAGACACTTATGGGTAATGCCGCAATTAAAAAACTCAACACTTGATGAAAAACTTTTTGTCATGCCTGATGAGTATGTTCCGGCAAAAGATCCATTTACTGTTTGTGAGATTATTGGAATATCTGACGATTGCGAATTGCAATTGAAACTTGGCGACACAATTATTGTTGATACCACTACACTTTTGGAATTAAAAGCCAAAAATGAAACTATTTACGTTGTTCAAGAAAACTACGTCTATGGGAGATTGGAGAATGAAATTAACCAGTAAAAAATTAAAACAAATGATTAAAGAGGCTCTAGAGGAAAAAAAGGGTGCATCAAAGTATGAAGATGTTATCGCAATCCTCGAGGGTAGCAACAAAGATGTTAAAACAATTGGAATCATGTCGGGCCAAAACCCAATGGCCCAAGCATCATCTCCTGATGACAACAAGAGACTAAAAACCAGCCTTGAAGAAAGACTGCAAGAACTTGGTCTTGATTTTATTAGAATCGGCGGTAAGTTTATGGGGATCTTTGAACAATCAGTCCTCATCCTTAACCCAGAAGATGAAGATCAAATGGAAGTTTTGAATAGAGAATATACTCAATGGGGTTTTGTATATGGAGAGAAGTATCCAATTGATGCTGAAAAATCTTTTATGGTCTTTACGATGTACGAAGTTGATTATGACAACCCAATGGGACACCGCAAAGCGCCTGGATCAAAGCAGGTTGGAAAGCCGATTAGAAATCAAGATATGACCAGTACAGATGATAATTATTCCTATATTCCTGGTAAAGGAAATCCTGAAGGTGGAGATCCTAAGGTTAAGAAGAAATTTGGTTTAGAACTCTATGAAGAGGACCAATGAAAATTGATCTTTATGACGATGGCATTGGATGTGTTGAATACGTTCAGCATATGGGAGAGGACATTACGGTAGTTAACTCCGCTAGGGTGTCATTTGGAGCACACAAGGAGACGATGGATGAAAGAGACAAAAAACTCATCAAATACCTCATCAAACACCGACACACCTCAACACTGGAACACAACACTATTACACTTAGGTTTGCTGTACCTTTGTTTGTGCGTTCTCAGCACCATCGTCATAGAACTTGGTCTTATAATGAAATTTCTCGTCGCTATACTGATGTAGATATTTCTTTTTATGAACCGAAAATGTTTAGAACTCAACACAAGAGTAATCGTCAAGCATCTAGTGATAAATTGATTAATCCAGAGATACAATGGGATAAAACAACAGCGCATCATTTAGTTACAGCTCATCATAAGAAATCTTTAAGATTATTTGATGATTTAATACTTTCTGGGGTGTGCCGTGAACAAGCAAGGGGTGTATTGCCACAAAACTTATATACTCATTACTACGGAACAGTAAATCTCAATAATTTATTAAAATTTATTGATCTTCGTATTCATGAGGGTGCACAATGGGAGATTCAACAAGTCGCAAAGGCTTGTTTGGATATTGTAACAGAAATTTGGCCATTTACCGTTGGTGCATATCGTGAAATCAGGCAATCCTAAATTTAAAAAAGGAGATCTTGTTTTCTTTCGGAAATTTAAAATTATACCGAAAAAACCTTCTCTGGGAATAGTTGTCTCAGAGCCTCAATTGATGTTCGTTCATGATTGGGAAATGATACCTCACCCATATAAGAATTATTGGTGTTACAATATAATCGCTGAAGAACAACTATTTAAAGACATACCTGAAGATATGTTAAGGAGTGTTAATGATGAAGATGAAAAATATTCTGAATGAATGGAAGAAGTTTACCATTCAAGAAGCAAAAAATGACGGACTATATCAAGCTATGCGCGTACAGCCTGGATCTTTAGATATATTTCTTAGACATTTTGTTGAAGATAATCCGCATGCCGATAATAAAATCAGAAGTTGGATTGAATCAAACTACAAAGACCAAATTGAAGCAGTACGAGAAGAAGATATTCCTCCAACAGACCTTAGAGGACACAGAGATAGACTTACAAAAGTAAAAAACGCTCTCTACGGAGGTCAGTCATATTGGTGGGCAACTATTTTTCCGGGATATGACGCAGCCAGAGATTTGGTTAATTATAAAACAGAACTTTACTATGATGATCTCCGAGCTGCTATTGAAGGTTTACAATATAATGGTAAAGGGTATCGAGAAGTAACTTCTGAAGAATTTGAAGCAATGCCAGAAGAGCAAAGAAATGTTTCATATGAAAAGCATTTTTGGGAAGATTACTTGGAGAGTTTTTTCAACAACTTTATTGGAGGTACCCAAGCTACGAATACAATGGATTATGTTGGAGCAAAAGGAGTTCAGACTGGGTTGTTTGGCCAATTGAAAGATTGGTGGATGGGAGGAGAAGGAATGCCTGTGTGGAAAGGTTCTTTTAGAAGGGAGAGAGATGCTCTCTATCAAGAATTTAGAAGACCACAGGATCCGGAAGAAGGTAGGCAAGAGGTGATACCATCAAAAGAATCCCCGTTCAAAAAATAGTCGTCGGTAGAAGCCTGACAGCCATGTTGTATGCATGGAGAACTCAATCCAAATGTATAATAAAAGATCCCTTATACGTCTTTAAGTTTGATAAGAATTTAAGGAATTTTGATTTTTCTTTTATGAACGCTGAGGATCCGAGTCGTTTTTATCATAATTTATCTTTTGCTTTGGCTTTTAGTTCTCTTATGTTGACTCCAAATGATGTATCCTCATTTCGAGAGGAAGGTGATGAATTTCACTTAATAACAAAGGGCAATAGAAAGATGATACTACAGCCCGATGAAGTTGTTTATTTTGATAAAAATGATTCTGAAGACTTGATGGTATATGATTTTTTTGACATTAGAGAAATGACCGGCAATAACAAATCTAGAATAGAAGATTATGATTCAAGTTTTGTTAATGAAATAAATTTTTACAAAAGCAAAAGATCAGGTTTTAATGGAAAAGACCTTGTGTTATCCTCAAGATTAAACACTGGTCAACTTTTGGATGCTGACTATGGCCAAGGAATAGCTATGATTAAAGCCATACGTATGCTTAAAAATGCTGGTTTAAATGGCAAGTTTGCACATCAACGTGGAGATAAACGATACTACAAGAGAATAAAGTTGGATTTTTTTAAAAGAGAAGTCTCACCGATAATGGAAAATGACTTAACTTTTAAGCAAGTATATGAAATGAAGCAAGAAGAAGGTGTTCCATGGAAAACAATAGAAAAACTAAGACACAGATAGACAATCTTGTCGGCATTATTCCAATTTCTGGTCACGATACTTTTGATTTTAATCAACCTTGGCCAAACTGCATGATGCCTATAGGACCAGGATACAATCTGATAGAGGCTGCTGTGGTTGAGTGTGCTTGGGCTGGTTGTAAATCTATATGGATTGTTGTAAATGATGATATTGCCCCAATAATAAGAAAGACAATTGGAGATTTTTGTGGAGACCCTGTTTGGGCAAACAGAAAGTTTGACCCACACCCAGGAATGTCTAAGAGAAGGATACCAATTTATTATGTTGGCATCAACCCAAAAGACAGATACAGGAGAGATTGTATATCGTGGTCCGTTATTCAAGGATCACTCAGCGCCTTTAAGATATTGACAAGTATCTCAGAGTGGATGGAGCCATCAAAATATTATGTTTCTTTTCCACATGGTTATTTTACACCTTGGCAACTCCGAGAACATAGAAAAATAATTAATTCTTCAAAAAACACAATAATCTCCTTTAATAATAAAACTGTTCTTAATGATAATTTTTGTTCTTTTTCTTTTGGCAAGGATGAATGGATTGAATTCCGTAAAATTATAAGAAGCGGAACCGGAAAGCGAGTCCCAGGCTCGCACCCAGATGATGAACTTCTTTTGGATCCCAAAGAAAGATGGTCAGCCAGATTTTTTGGAATAGATAAAGTTTTTGAACCACTTAAGGAAAGTAGTCCTTATGAAATAAAAGTTGATAATTACTTTAATGTTAGAAATTGGGAAGAATATTTAACTTTCTTAAATATTTCTCGAGACTTAGTGATCAAGAGGCCTTCAAAATCAATCCTCTTTGGAGCAAAATACAATAAGGTAGCAGACGATGATTAGTAAACTTAAAATTAGAAAACTAATAAGTGAGTATCGTGCTCTAAGATATGAATTGGCAATGGTAGAGGAGATCCTAGAAAAAGGACATTTAGAATTTGAAAAATACTATAGAAGATGGTGCGCAGAAAACGATGTTGACATAGATCAACTAGGCAATGACAACAAAAGACAGTTAGACTTAGAGTTTATAGAAGCCAAATCAGCAGATTTAAAAAGAACTCTGAAAGAGTTAGAAGAAGAAGAGATCCAAAAAGATAAATACAAACATTTATTTAAAGAAGTTGCTAAAAAAGTACATCCTGATAGAATTTCGTCGGATGATTCTCGATATTGGGAATTGAATACAGATTTTAAATTCGCCTCAGATGCAAAATCTAAAGGCGACTGGGGCAGACTCTTGGACATTGCCGAGAAGCACGGAATATATGCGAGAGACCACGCCGAAGCGTCTTTGGATATGAGAGAATCAATAACAAAATTAGAACAAAAGATAAACAAAGAAAAATCAACATACTCTTGGAAACTACATGAGTGTGAAGATGATGAGAACTGTAAGCAAATGGTTGTAAAAAACTTTCTTCTTCAACTGTTTGGATGGAAGCAGTAAGAATGATGGATATTTATGTCGGATGCTTGGTTGTTCACAAACTACCGTCTCGACATAGTGAATTGCAAATTGGAGTTGTACTAGCCATACATCAATATACAGGGTTTGCAGAAGTAAAGTGGTCTGATGGCAGCACTAGAAAGCATATTATAACTTTGCTAAAACGAATTGCATGAACTATTTATATCCATATGAGGGTGTGGTATGAAAATTACTAATGAAGAATTGATTCAAATCATCAAAGAGGAGCTAATCGCTGTCATTGATGAAAAGAAAGGAAAGAAGCGTAAAGCTGCCAAAAAGAAGCGAAGAAAGAAAAAGAAAGCTAAAAAAGCTAAGAAAGATGCTTGCTATCACAAAGTGAAATCTCGCTATGATGTGTGGCCATCTGCTTATGCTTCCGGTGCTCTTGTTAAGTGCCGCAAGGTTGGAGCTGCCAACTGGGGCAACTCAAAGAAAGAAGGTTTAGACGAAGAGTTTAAGCCACACGATATGTATGACCCAGAGACTGGCGAGAAGCACGATGCCGAAGTTGAAGCCGATCATGTTGATATGGCAGGCAAGGGCTTCGTCCATGTTGATCCGAAGAAGATTGAGAAGATCCTCCGTGATGAAGGCGGCGCTGCTGGAATGGATCCGTTCCTGAAAGAGTTCGGAGAAGAGATGGAAGAGGAAATTCTCAAAGCATTGGAAGAAATGCCAAGTGTCGCTCAACACGAAGATGGAGACTACATCCTTGATGATGACAAAGACGTCAACCTTCAAGAAGCAAAGAACTGTGGATGTGGCCAAGATCCCTGCAAGACTTACGGAAAACAATAAATGAAACTCACCAATGAAGAACTATTGCAGATCGTCAAAGAAGAGCTTGATGCCGTTTTGAATGAAAAGTGTCAGAAAGGCTACAAAACTCACGAGAAGAGAAAAACAAAAAAAATGTTTGGAAGGACTTATCGCAATTGCATAAAGGCAGAAGAGGGAATGGAAGAGGAAAAAAATCCTAGAATTCCAAGAAAGAAAGGACAACCTGCTAAGAGCAAGAAACACTCCGATCTATACACAGATGAAGATCCAAAAGGAACAATCCATGGACTAAAGTTTGCCACAGAAGCAGATGCTAAAAAGAGTGTGGCTAAGATTAAGAAATCTGGAAGATCTCACGCCCACAAAGTTCAGGCTGCTGTAGCGATGGAACAGAGAGCAAAAGCTGCCGGCAAGAAAAGTGCTGCCGCAGTTTACAGAAAATACATTAACTCCGTCAAAAAAGAAGAAGTTTATTCAGAAAAGCAACGAAGATACATGTGCGCTATGGCAGAGCCTGATGCAGACAGACCAGATGGTTTGAGCCAAGCTGAAGCTGAAGAAATGTGCAAAGGTCCAATGAAAAAAGAAGCCAAAGCATATCATTGGGATGAGCCCAATTGGCATTATGATGGTGGCTATGGCGATCCTGAAGGTCCTGATTCCAAGTGGTATATGACTGAAGCGGAGCTTGAAGAGAAAAAGAAAAAGCGTAAGAAAGCTGGAACTGAGTCCAGCAAAGAGTCTTCCCTCCGCGACTGGTTTGGTCGTAAAGGAGCAAAAGGCAAGAAGAAAGGTTGGGTTGATTGTAATGCCCCCGACGGCAAAGGTGGATACAAGTCTTGCGGTCGTGGATCAGGCGAGAAAAGAAAGAAGTATCCTGCATGTCGTCCAACTCCCGGCGCATGTAAAGAAAGAGGTAAAGGAAAGTCTTGGGGTAAAAAAGCTAAAAAACAAGGAAAAAGAAAATGAAATTAACAGAAGAAATATTAAAAGAATTAATTAAAGAGGTTTTAGATGAAGGTCGTCTTCCCGATATTCCTGGTGTTTACCGAAATCCATTTACCGGAGAAGACTTAACACCAGAGCAAAAAGCTCGTCTTGATCAACCACTAGACCTAACACTAGACAAGCCAGCTTGGTTCCTTGATCTTAAAATGAGATATAAAGCAGAGAATCGAACCCCAGAGGAGAAAGCAGCGTTTGCTGATGAGTTGGCCCAAAGGGAACGTGACGATCAAGCTCGAATAGATCGAGAGATTGAGAGAGAGCGCCAAAGAGAAAAGAATTTAGAGCGTGACCGTATGGATTACCTTAAAACTACAAAAGCCTCACACGGTGGAAAGTTTCCAATACCTGGTCCCGATGGAGAGATGACTGTCCGAGGCGTTGGTGTCTTGGAAGATCCACCAGAAGATCCACCTCTAAGAGCAGTTCCATCTCGCCGTAGGAGAAGAACCTCTGGTCCATTGCGCGAAGGTAAAGAGAAATGAAAATCACATCAGAAAATTTAAAGCAAATTATCAGAGAAGAGCTAGAAACTGCCATCTTTGAAGATGTGATCGAAGAAGAGGGGCTTTTGTACGAAGGAGACGATTCAATCCTTGAAGTGTTTGAGGATGCAACCCTTGAAGAAGGTGGACACGCTTGTGGTGCTTGTCTGTTTGAAATGTTGCAAGAAGCATCTTGTGGCTGCCCTGATCTTATGGGCGAAGCCGTGTATCAAGGCAAGACCGTTCAACTTAACAAGCCAACCCGTGGCGATGTCAAGAAGTTCAAGGTATATGTCAACTCAGGCAAGAAAGATAAGGAAGGACGAGTCAAGGCAAAGAAAATTAACTTTGGAGACAAAAAGATGAAAATCAAGAAGTCAAACCCAAAGCGAAGAAAATCTTTTAGAGCACGACATAAGTGCCACACAGCGAAGGATAAGAAGACCGCCCGTTATTGGTCTTGCAAAAAGTGGTAGGAACTAAAATGAAATTAACTAAAGAACAATTAAAGCAAATTATCTCAGAAGAACTTGAGACTTTTCAAGAGCAAGAAGGTCAAGAAGGATCATTTTTGCAAATTTCTGTATCAAACGATGGATACGATATAGACATTGAACAAATATCGAATCCCGATGAAGTTAATATTGATGTATCCGAGAATCCATATGTTGCCTACAGAGCAGTTGTAAAAGTTATAAAATCAAGCGGAGAACTCTAAAATGAAACTTACAAAAGAACAGCTAAAACAAATCATCAAAGAAGAGCTTCAGGCTGTTCTAAGGATGAATGAAGGCTACGAGGATTATGAAGATCATCCACTTTACAAGAAAATTATAGAACTAAACGCCGAAGCCGAAGAGGCTTTAGATGAATACATTGATTCAACTGAGGATGATTGGCTATCAGACTATGTAGAGCAGGTTGAAGTAAAAGGTCTCGATGCTGTTGCAAGAGAGTGGATTAGTGATCTTGAGCAAGGCGCACTGGGAGATCAGCTTGCTGCATTTGCTGCACAAGACAAGAGTGATGCTTTTTATCACTAACCGAAGGAGAAAATTAAAATGGCAACACTAACAAAAGATGACATTTGGAAAGTAATTCAAATGGGACTGGCTACACTCGTTATTCCGCTTGCGGGATGGGTGTGGAACATGAATGTTGAAGTCGCAGAACTGAGAAACGATCTTGGTGACGCAGAGGAGGTAATCACCTCTCTTGAAAAAAAGCTCCAGGGTTCGGACGACAACGCGAGACAAATCATAGGAATCGAGAAAGACATCGAATACATGAAGGGTTCTCTGGGTCGGATCGAACAAATGGTGACGAGATGACTGCTGGAATGTTTGTACTATTGTTTAATTCCCCCGTTGCAGATGCAGCGCCTGAGTGTGACGACCTTAAAAAAGACATGATCGCACTAGAACTATTTCTTAAGGACAAGGAAGATCACAAAGATCATTGTCCAAGATTAAAATGGGTCCAACCAGACATTGAGATATACAAGAAAACTCTTAAGTCTCAACTTCCGGAGGGATGCAAAAAGGAGTAGAAGGTGACACCGGTTGACTTAGCATTTAAAGCAATTTTTTGGAAGGCGATGTTCTTTGGGATAATAATTCCAACCATCGCCTTTTGCTGTTTTTACTACTTATCATACCGGCAACAAAAAGAGTTTTTAAAACAACTAAGAGATCAATTGGAGAAAAAATGATTACAGCAATGGGCGACGTCATGAGACGTGCATATGAAAGAGGATGGATAACAACCAGAGATGGAAATGTTTCCGTGAAGAGAAGTGGGAGTGACATATTCTATATCACACCTAGTGGTTGGAGAAAAACAATCATCCACCCAGAACACATGATAAAAGTCGAACTAACTCCCGCTGGTCTTACAATTTTAGACAACCATGCAAAACCTTCTGGTGAATTGTCGATGCATGCCAAACTTCTTAGGTTTAGAAAATACACAACGTCGGTGGTGCACCTTCACCCCACAAACATAATAGCGGCTATGTATGCTGGAGTAGATCTTCAAAACCTGGCAGCAGAGTTTCCGGAAGTATCTAGATACACAAAAGTGGGACCTTCTGTCCCAGTGTTACCTGTCACATCACATGAGTTGGCAGAGGCCACACATGAAGCTTTTACTCAATTCAAGACCGAAGGGACAAATAGGCTCAAGTTTGACATTGTTGGGCAAAAAAACCACGGTGTATGTGCGATAGGGAAAAATCCGTGGGATGCTTTTGAGCACATTGAAAGGTTGGAACATATATGCGAAATATTTTTAAAAAGTAGAAAGTAAACAAAAACACTTGACAAAAAACTATTTACATGTTATATTACTATAGAGGTAAGAATAATGAAATTAATTTTAGAAAGTTGGAGAAAGTTTCAAGATTTGGATGAAGCTACCAGAAGAGACTTGATTCGCGGAGCCGCCGCTGGTGGTGCTCTTACCGCTGCAGGCGCTAATATTTTCGGCGATGATGATGTGGAGCCTGAAGATATAGCCAAAGCTACACAAGAAAAAGAAAAGGCTGCAAAAATAGATTATGGAAAAGAAGCTCTATCAAAACTTAGGTGGGTTCCAAATGTTGAGAATTATTATTTAGCACCAGCTACTGACACTTCGACTGGACAATCATATGTTTATATACCTCTGTCAATGCTTTATGATATGGCCGATACCGACAATGATCTTTTCATGGATGTTGATGATGCAAAAGACTTTTATTTAAATTGGACTATAGGTCAAATTCACAGGTATGTTTTTGGAGAATTAGCATTTTGGGGAACCGAAGTTAGTGATGACCCGAATAGTATGAAGTTGGCACAAACCATGACTGTTAAAAACAATCGAAACCAATCTGTAGTATTGAAAAAACTTCCTATAGCGTGGACTGTATCGATGAATGTTTGGCTTGATAGAATGGTCAATTTCGACGGAGAACTATCGAGATCCACAGCAACTCAAAAAAGACAATTAATGATTGACCAACAAGTAAGCGAAAGTAGTTACAAAAAACTTCTTCAAGATTACGAGAGGGTTATGAATAGCCTAAACAATCCAGTTACGGTAAAAAACCCAGACTATTTTGTACCACTACAATAGGAGAGACAATGATATTATTTATTTTACTACTTTTTACTACAAATGCGGGACTTACACCGACAGAGAAAGCATCTGAAAACATAGAAGCTTACACTAATATTTGTATTACTTTATCAGAAGATCCAAAAAAATGTAAATAAAATACTTGACAAACGTTCTTCAACATGTTATATTATAATATACAACGGAGGACACATGAATTACAATTTAGGCTATGCGTGTATCAACACGGAATTATCATCTTTGAAACCAAAGGTTTCAACCAATCGCACAATGCGACGAAAAACATTTGACGAAAAAGGTCTTAATTACACATCAGAACTTATCTTACAAAACGTAACCGACCTACTTACTATTCTCAAGTGGAACGCAGCGAACGATATTCACTTCTTTCGCCTGTCCTCTGAGATATTCCCTTGGGCTTCTGAATACAAACTTGAAGACCTCAAAGACTTCGACGCAATTGAGGAAGCTCTTTATGAAGCCGGTCTGTTTGCTAGTGAGAACAACATTCGTCTCACATGTCATCCGGGTCCCTTCAACAAACTTTGTTCTCCTAATGAGCAGGTTGTGCTTAACACCATCAAAGATCTTGAGATTAACGGCAAGATGATGGATCTCTTGTGCCAACCTCGCTCACCTTGGGCAAAGATCAACATCCATGTAGGAGGAGCTTACAATGATAAACCTATGGCCCTTGGCAATTTTTGCCGGAACTTCGCTAGATTATCGGAAGCTGTACGGACTAGACTGACTGTAGAGAATGACGACAAAGAGTCGCTTTACTCAACTCAAGAACTTTACGATGGTATATTCAAACAAATAGGCATCCCCATCGTCCACGACTATCATCATCACACTTTGTGCACTGGTGGTCTGTCGCAACAGGATGCCGTTGAGTTGGCTTTGACGACTTGGGGCGATGTTGTCCCTGTTGTCCACTACAGCCAGTCACGTTCTGTGGAACACAACGATCCAAAGATCAGACCACAGGCACACAGCGACTCTTATTGGACTCCAATAGATACCTATGGTCATCGAATGGACATCATGCTGGAGTGTAAACATAAAGAGATTGGATTGTTTAAAATGAGGGAACTTATGGCTTCTAAAAAACTACTTATGTGTGCGTAACATTGGAGGTTAGCAATGGATGAATATTGTGATGTTTGTGAATGTGATCCTTGTGATTGTCATGGGTCAACACCGGATAAAATGAGATATGCATATGTCAAATATAAAAATAATTATTATGTTCCTAGAGCCCCATCATTTTGTATGGCAAGAGAAAGAAACGATGCATTTAAGCAAAAATTGAAAATCGAACCAGTAATTGTAGGAACATTCGAATGGGAAAAATTATCTATAGATTCAGATGTATCATATTTGGAAGTTGACAATGTTTAATGTTGGAGACTTAGTCACCCTTAAGAAAAAAGGTATAGCCAAAACTCGATACCATCCAGATAAAAAAATTGGTATTGTTCGTGAAGTTAGACGTGAAGTATTTTATACTTACACTGGCGAGTTGGACGATGCTATCACTGTTTACTGGATGCCATTGGATACTCACGAAACTGTGATGGAGTTTTATTTAGAATTTGCGGAAAAACTATGTTAGGTAAATTAGTCATGCCGAATTGGAATTATGGAGTAGGAATTATTACAAGTTCAGACTGGGTCGACAACCTCTGGGAAATCTATAAAATCTACGACTTCACAACAATGACTTACTATTGGGTAGATCCAGATGATATTCAAATAATTGGATAAAGATACTTGACAACTATGTCTAAATGTGTTATATTATATTATAATCAATCATGGAGGACACATGAATTTAAAGAAAGAACAATTTGTAAACTTGCACGGTCACTCGTGCTTTTCGCTTTTTGATGGGTTTGGATTCCCACAAGAGCACATGAACTTTGCTCATAGCAATGGTTCAAAAGCCTTGGCACTAACTGACCATGGCTCAATGAATGGTTTATCATATCAATTGCTAAGAGCAAAAGAAATGAAAGCCGAAGGAATAGACTTCAAGCCAATCTTTGGCGTTGAGGCTTATTACATTGATTCAATTGATGATTGGCGTGAATTACGCAATGAGATTGCACAAGACAAGAAACGTGCAAAAGAAGTTGACAAAGGTGATTCTGCGATGGTTGTCGAAGACGAACAAAGGAATGATAAGAGAGCTTTGTCTCGTAAGCGCCACATTGTCCTTCTAGCCCAGAACCAGAAAGGACTTGAGAACATCTATGAAATGGTTTCCAAGTCTTACTCTGGCGACTACTTCTATCGTAAGCCACGTATCGACTGGGAACTTCTCAAGAAGCATCAAGAGGGCGTCATTGTCCTTACAGCGTGTCTTGGAGGTATCGCTGCGGGTTCTATGTGGAAACATCAAGAGGACGGCGAGGATGCAATTGTCGAGGACATGTTAGTAAACTTGACCAAATTTAAGGAAACATTTGGCGATAGATTCTATGCAGAATTACAGTGGAATAACATTCCAGAACAGCATCTGCTAAATCGTTGCCTAATTAAAGTAGCGGAACAGCTTGATCTAAGGCTGGTTTCTACTTGTGACTCTCACTATCCAACACCAGATGCGTGGAAAGATAGAGAGGTTTATAAGCGTCTAGGCTGGCTTGGTAAAATGCCGGCTTGGATGGAAGATGAGATCCCAGTATCAGTAGAGGAAATCGGTTATGAACTTTATCCAAAGAACGCGCAAGAAATGTGGGAATCTTATCGAAGATACTCTAATGATTTGGGTGTGTCTTATGACGATGATCTTGTTATTCAGTCCATTACTAACACAGCGAGCATCGCTTTCGAACAGATTGAAGATTTTCTTCCTGACACTAGTGTGCAGTTGCCTTCTTTTATGGTACCAAGCGATAAAAGCGCTGACGAAGCTTTATCAGATCTCGCAGAAAAAGCTTTGGGAACCTATCTCCGTGGAACGGATAAGACTACAAAAAGGCGGTACAGAAGAAGATTGGAGGAAGAATTAGATGTTATCTCGTCTCAAAAATTTAGTGAATACTTTTTGGCGACCAAAGCAATTACTGATTTCTCATGGAATTATACTTTTGTTGGTCCCGCTCGCGGTTCGGCAGCTGGCTCTTTACTTGCTTTCCTACTAAAGATTACACAGATTGATCCGATCAAGTGGAACCTTCCTTTCGAACGTTTCCTTACTCGTGGTTCTTCCGGCTTTCCGGACATCGACATTGACTTTGGAGACAACTCTCTAATCAAAGACAAGATGGTCGAGGAATGGGGAGAAGACTCAGTTGCGTTTATCTCAAACTATAACACTCTTCAGCTGTCCTCATTGATCAAAGACATTTCTAAGCGAGAAGGTGTTGACTTCACCATTGTTAACAAAGTCACCAAGGCTATGTTAGCAGAGGCTACGCCAATTGCAAAGAAGAAGCACGGCATCAAAGCAGGTGTTTACACTCCCACGTTTCACGAAGTTTGTGAGTATTCCGAAAGCCTCCAGAATTTTTTCCGACAATTTCCTGAGATTCAAGCACAAGTGTTTGGGTTGATTGGCCAACCACGATCTATCGGTCGTCATGCGGCTGGCGCTATCATTGGAGACTATCTACCAAGTAAGATGCCATTGATTACTTCTAAAGGCATCAGACAGACACCTTGGGCTGAGGGTCAGAACGTTCGTCACCTCGAACCACTTGGTTTCATCAAGTTCGATATTCTTGGTCTTGAGACCCTTAAGATGTTCGAGGATGCAATCCAGCGTATCCTAATCAATCAAGGCACTCGCAACCCTACATTTGAGGATTGCAGACAGTGGTACATGGAAAATCTCCACCCATCTGTATTAGATATGGATGACCCGGTTGTCTATGAAGAGGTGTTTCATGAGGGTAAATTTGCTGGTATTTTCCAGTTTATGAACGGCGGTATGCAACGACTAGGTAAGAATGCTAAAGTGTCTTCTATTGAGGAAATTGCGACCGTGAGTGCGATCTATCGTCCCGGTCCTTTATCTGCGAACGTTGATAAGATGTATGTTAAGGCTAAGTTCGGAGACGATGACATTGAGTATGATCACCCTCTTGTCGAGCAGGTGTTGGGCAAGACCTTTGGTCTGATTGTGTTCCAAGAGGACATCATGAATTTGGTGAACACCCTTGGAGATAAGATTACCATGTCGGATGCGAATGTGTTGCGTAAGTTGTTGACCAAGAAAGGTTTGTCCGAGACAAAGATGAGAAAGAAAAAGGATCTTTATGATCGCTTCGTCAAAGGTTGCGAGAAGAAAGGAATGTCTTTCACTCAAGCGAAAGTCTTGTGGGATAAGATGGAATACTTCTCTGGCTATGGTTTCTCAAAGAACCATGCGATCCCTTACTCAATCATTTCTTATCAGTGTGCTTGGATGCAGACTTACTATCAAGACGAATGGGTCTCTTCTTTCCTTGACCACGAACCGGAAAAGCGTAAAGAGGCAGCGATTAACATTGCTCGTTCGTTTGGCTACGAAGTCAAAGCACTAGATATTAACACATCAGGAAAGCGATGGGAAGTTGTAAACAACAAATTAGTTTCTCCACTAACGACCATTAAGGGTCTTGGTGATGCTGCGATTGATGAGATCATATTGAAGCGTCCATTTGAGTCCGTAGAGGATCTCTTGTTTGACAAAGGTGTGATAGCACGGAAAGTCAACAAGAAGTCTCTAGATGCGATGTGTCGAGCCGGTGCAATGGAATCCTTGATGGATGACCGCTTCTTTGGAGACAAACACTTCTGGTCTGCGGTTGTTGTTGATAAACCAAAGAACAAGAAGAAATTGGACTCTAACATTGAGAAATATAAAGACGAGGGAACATTCACAAAAAGCGAAAGAATTAATCACTTACAAGCCTTGACCGGAATCTATCCGATTAACATGGTTGTTCCTGTAAAGGCATACCAGTTCTTCGAGATGCAAGGTATCAATCCTATCTCAGAGTATGATCCAGAGTTAGGTATGGCTTGGTGTGTTCCAACGAACGTGACTGAGCGCAAGACTAAAACTGGTAAATCTTACTATCAAGTCACAGTCATTGACTCTAATATGGAGACGCAAAGAATAAATTGTTGGGGAGTTGATCCAACAAGAGACTTTATTTATCCTCATCGACTTTATGTCCTCAGCTGGCCAAAATACAATGCGACGTGGGGTTTCTCGACAAACGGGGGATTATCTCGCAATTGGAAACTAATGCCTGTAATTTAGGATAAAAAAATGACCTCATGCCCTTGACAAATCGTCTTGGGCATGTTATAATATATTATACTCAACCAAGGAGGAATTATGAGTTTTGAATTTGTAACCGGTATTAATAATACCACACCAATGGCTGTTGTTGAAAAAGCAGATGATGCCAAAACAACTGAAGAGCACATGGCAGACTATATTGAGAGCCTACGCGTTCTAGAGGAAGAAATGGAACCATTTAAGGAGCAAAAGCGCGATTTAAAAGCAAATTATGTTGAAAACGGATGGCTTACGAAAGGAGAAATATCTCTTGCTGTTAAAGCTTATCGTCTTGCAAAAGATGACACCGATATGTCTGCTTTGATTGATATGGTGGAGGCACTTAAAAGCAAAGGAGTTGGGCAATGAGATTCATAACAATAAAAACAAAATGGGGTGAATCAGTTGCCATTAATACCAACAACATCACAAGTATTAAGTCAGATAATGAATCAGTTTTAATTTACATGTGTGGAGACAAACCTATTGTCACCCAATTTACCGACATTGAACATGCTGTTGACTATGTGCAAAGAGCACCATCCGTATCTTTGAGGTTGGCAAAATGACCTTAAATGAACTAATGATTGATGTCGCTCTCTTTGGAGAGTGTGGAGATGTGAAAAAGATCAAAGAAGAAGGTTGGGATAGTGAAGAACAATTTTTAGATGAGTTTCAAAAACTGAAAGGAATTGAATGGTCTTATTATAAAGATGGTCGAAAAGTCATGATCTTAGACAAAGCAAACGGCGAAGGCGGTTGGGACTGCAAATTCGTTGTTAAGGACGGATGGGTTGCCACATTTAACTATGCACTGCTCGAGATCCAGATGGAAGAACGAAAAAATAAAAAAGAAAAATCCAGACGCGATGATTATGATCACTACGACGATGATGACTTGTATTATTACGACGACGATGATGGCCACGAAGACTATGGTCTTGATGACTACAATGATGATTACGGATGGTGGAGATAATATCGATCAACCCACCCCGTTTCGCGCCACGAAAAAATTTCTTAAAACAGAGCCTTAAATGGCATCTTTAATTTGATAGGAGACAGAATGAAAGATAAACTTATAACAGCAGCAATAATGCACTTCGAAGCAGTGAAGCTAAGAGCAGAAGCGAACCTTGAGGTTTATTTTTCAAATTCTGTTGGCGTCGGAGAACACAAAGATCTTGTGCAAGAAGTGATTGAACTAACAAAAACAATCGCTGAAGCAGAAGAAGCAATAAAATATTTGGAGAGAAAATAATGGAAATAACAAATGAACAACAAGATGATACGTCGCTTTTAACAAAGGCTGATCTAGTATCAGCAACCTGGGCAATAAGTGAGGTTTTCAACTACATGCTTGAAGGTTATAATAAAGAGGAGTATGGCGAAATGACAAAAGAACAAGCTGAACACACTCTTAACTCGCTGAGAACAGCTTTTATAAAATTTGATTCAATTTTACAATCAACAACGGGAGAAACAGATGAAAGTGAAATTCAGGAAAATTCGTGACTACGCCATAATACCAAAATACGCCAAACCCGGCGATGCCGGGATGGACCTTACGGCGGTCACTGCAACTCGTGAATGGGATATTGTCACATATAAGACAGGTATAGCACTGGAAATACCTGAGGGTTATGTTGGTTTAATTTATCCAAGGTCATCAGTTTATAAAACCGGCATGCGTTTGTGCAATTCTGTAGGAGTAATTGACTCCGGATACAGAGGCGAAATTGTGTTTAAATTTGAAATTGTTGGCCGTGGAGAAATTTATGAGGTCGGTGACAGAATTGGGCAGCTAATTATTATGCCCTATCCAAAAATAGAACTTGAAGAAGTCGACACTCTTTCTTCAACTATCCGAGGAGATGGGGGTTATGGAAGCACGGGGAAATAACTATGTCAAAGGATCAAGGTGAAGCAAAAAGAGTTCATTTTTATGCAAACAAGGATATGCACATAAGATTTAAAGCAGCATTGGAAAAGCATCAAATGACTATGTCGGGCTTTTTCCGTTCCTGTTGTCAAGCAATTGTTGAAGAGAATCCTTTAATGAGCGATTTCATGACTCAATTAAAAGATTCAAGTGATCAACATTCAAAGAGAAATAATAAAATTGCAAAAAGAGATAGAGAGAAAGGTGAAGCCATAATGTCTGACTTTGGTTTTGATGATCAAGACATTCAAGAGTTGTTTGACATCATTGCTGATCATAACCCAGAAATTTAAGCCTCTAATGGCCTTTTCTTTTTGTTCAGGCTATTTATTTTACAATCATGATTATTAAGGAGATTTAAGCCATGGCTAAAAAAACTTTGAACGAGGCAGTTGTTCGTCGCTTCCAAAAACTTGCGAACCTTGCCCCTATTAACGAAATGTATAGTATGCGTGACGAAGAAGAAGAAAAAATGGAAGAAACCATTGAAGAAACATACATGGAAGCTGAAGAAGAACCAGCAGCTGAAATGGATGCACCTGAATTACCCGAAGAAGAACCAGAGATGGACGTGGAAGATGGAGATCTTGAGCTTTCTGACGAGGAAGCATTAGCGATCATCGAACTTGGAAAAAAACTCGAAGCTGCGATGGGTGATGAAGAGGAAGTAGAACTCGATATGGACGACGCACCAGAGATGGATGAGGAAGAGCCAGCTCCAATGATGGAGACAGAAGAGATCAACGAAGAAGAAATCAACGAAGAAGAAGAGTTAGCGGAAGCACTATCTGAAGTTGAGTATGTTCCTTCTCAAAACGAAATTGTTAATGAAGTTGCTCGTCGAGTTGCATTGCGTCTTAAGCAAGCAAAATTGCACGAAGCAAAATTGAAAGAAGCCTTAGGTCGTAAGTAATAAATTTACTTGACAACCTTTCGGTTTCATGTTATAATTAAAGAGAGGCTTGGTCCTCTCTTTTTTTTATATGGAGGAATAATGAAACTACTAATCGTTTCTTTTTTGTTTGGCTGCTGCCTGACTTATTTATTAACTCTCATATCATCATCCATAAAAGCTGCTAAAGTTTTGGAAGATGCTATGACCACTTATGCAATAATGATGGTTTCATCTTATGAGGTAAGTTTAATCAGTCTTGAAAAAGAAATAATATCTTTAAAACTAGAAAACACTCAAGCAGAAAGAAAAAGAAAAATTCACAACAAGGCTTTTGAAGTATTTGCAAATAATCAAATAAAACAGACTTTAAATTTCATACCAATTATACATGAAAATATCATAAATTTTAAAAATTTTAAAGAATTAAGGACCTATATCGAAAGCAAAACAGGGAGAAACCATGATTAATTTTGATAAAAAGAAAAAGAAAACTAAAAAATCCAAGGAGGAAGTATGCGAAGAAGAAGAGGAAGAGCAACAAGAACAGATAACCTTAGTGGACCTCTTAGGAGGAGCTGCAGAAGACGCCGGGCCAGAAGCCCGAAGCATAATGTTTGTTGGAGAAGTAACCGAGGAGCGAGCAGCTGATCTTTGTTCGGCACTGCTTGTTTTAGCGCAAACAAAAGACGAAGAGGAAGATAGAGCTGAAGACATTAAACTTTACTTGTCAACCTATGGTGGTTCTGCAGACGAGATGTTTGGAATCTATGACGTAATGAATTTTTGCAAACAATTTTGTGACATTGAGACTATTGGACTTGGGAAAGTTATGTCTGCAGGAACCTTACTGCTTGCAGCAGGAACTGAAGGCAAGAGAAAACTTGGGAAGCATTGCCGCGTAATGATACATTCTGTTAATGGCGGTTCTGTTGGAGAATTGCACAATCTGAAGAACGAAATGGAACAAATCGCCGGTCTTCAAGACTCGTATATTCAAGCTCTATCTTCGGAGACAAAAATGACGAAAAGACAAATCCAGACACTAATTAACAGAAAAGTAAATGTATATCTTTCCGCTGACGAAGCGATTGAGAAAGGTTTGGCAGATGGAGTTCTAGATGGATAAAGATTTTTATAACGAAAGTTCCGCAAACAAGTTGGGCTGGGAACCGCAATGGTTTGGTTGCGACGAGTTTGATGACGATCTCGTTGATGCTATTATAAAATATCAGAAAGAAAATGGAATGTCCGCTGATGGACTTTGTGGTCCGGGAACTTTCCGAGCAATCTTTAGTGACAGAATGTCAGATATTGAAAACTATCGACCTACTGAGGCAAAACCTGGAGAAAAATTTATTATTTCTAATGGAGATTATTTTCCAATCAATTGGCCAAAGGTCAAATTGTTTTTTGAGGGAGACGGACTAAAACTTACTAGCGGTTATCGAAAGCATGTTGGCGAGCGGAATCCGTCTTTTTTTGTTTGTCATTGGGACGTCTGCCTTTCGTCAAAAATGTGTCATCGCGTACTAAAACAACGAGGCATATCAGTGCACTTTGCTATCGATAATGACGGGACAATATATCAATTTATGGACATGAACGATGTTGCCTATCATGCTGGTGGGAAAACATGGAACAACAAGTCTATTGGTGTTGAGATTGCAAATGCTTATTACCCCAAACATCAGTCTTGGTATGTCAAAAATGGATTAGAAGAGCGACCAATTATTGACAATGCAATATGTCATGGAAGAAAACTTCAACCTTTCACCGGATTTTATCCACAACAAATTGAAGCCTTAAAAGCTTTGGCGAAAGCAGTCCACAAAGCAACAGGGATACCCCTTCACGCTCCTCTTGATCGCTCCGGTAAGACAAACACTACCGTGAGCAAGAAGTGTGCCAGTGGTAATTTTGAAGGCTTTATAAGTCACTACCACTTAAAGAAGAGTAAGATCGACTGTGCTGGTCTTGACTTGAAAGCTATTCTGGAGGAAGTAAGAAATGGCTAAAAAAGTTACACAAAATGATTTAAGGAATTTAATTGAGGGAGCCTTGAATGAAAGAGTCTCAATTAATGTTGCTGGGAGAGCTGATCAAGTAAAGCAAGCTTTGGATTTGCCCGTTGACTCTGATATAACAAAGACTTCTATCACAAATGTTGCTGACTTAGATAGGACACCAGCCGATACTTTAGATTATGACGATATGTTAAAGGCATATAGTAGAAAGTTGGATGGATCATCATTCAACGCTGATGTGCTAGACAGGATATCCAACCAAACAGATAATCCTGAAATTAAAAGTGACTGGGTAGATGCCCAAAAAATTAATCCCGAAGACCCATCGCAGATGGGAGACATAAAAGACATTGACATTGACGCACAAACCTATGAACCCTCCTCAGTTGCTTTTCAACAAATGGCTAACATCGGAATGCAAAATTCTGATCCATCACAACCTCTTGGAAAAATGCCCGAAGGATTAGCATCATCGGTCAAAGTATTTTTTAAAAACAAATCGACATTCCAAGAGAGAGTCGAAGCTGTTTCAAATTTTTCAACCATGGTTTTTGATGATCAAAAAATAGAGGGATTATCCGTAACTTCAATGTTGGCTGCCTCATTGTTCAATGACTATCTCACTACAATTGTAACAGAGATGGATTCCGGAACAGGAGCGTATCAATTTGAAGTACTCTTGGCAACCATGGCAGGCGGATCAGTAACTGGTAAAGGCGATATAACAGAGAGCACTGGGCAAATGGGTGCTGTTGATTTCTTGATGAATGACGGCACTGCTGGAAGTGCAAAGTTTTACGCAAATTTAGACGCTAGTTCGATAACTCAATCCGTCGCTGGTTTTGCGAATAAAAAAGGCAAGAGCATACTTTATGTAATAGCTCACAAGGTGGGAGATTCATCACTTGCTCAAACTGAGAGAGGGACATCAGACCCAGGAAAAATAACTCAACTAAATATTTATCTCGTCAGTGTTGTGCCGCTCGTTGACAAGCCAAAAATAAGTCAGCATTTTCTCTTACACGTAAACGGAAAGCCCATTGGTGCCGAAGTGAAAGGTAAAAAATTAATGATATCAGACAAGATAGGAAGAATAACTCCAATCCCAATCAAAGTCTCAGCTGGACAAACCAAATTTAAAGATGCTTTGGCAACTGCAACGGCGAATTCTGATAGCGAACTCAAAGAAGCATATGAGGAGTTTCAAGCATTGTTCTCGGAACTAAACGATGCTAACCAAAAGGCTCAAAGATATTCATCAACAGGGGATGCCACAGCTGGAGAGGCAGCTCTCAAAGGAATTGACGGCGCAGATGAAAGGATGATTAGTTTGGTTTCCACAATATCCAACAAAGATGTCTCTGGTGAAAAAGGCGCAAGAAAAATAACTCAAGAACATCTTTTAAAAATAATTGAAGAATCTTTTAAGAAATAACTTGACAAACCCCTTATTCGGTGTTATAATATAGTATAACATTTGGAGGCTTAATGCAAAAACATTATAAGCAAGGCTCCCCTCTCAATCAAGCGATTGTCGAGGGGGTTAATATTTTGGCGGATAATGTGTCCGCTACGCTCGGCCCTCGCGGCCGGACTGTTGCTTTATTTCACAAGGAACAAGGCATACCTGTACTTACGAAAGACGGCGTTACCATCGCTGAGTTCATTGATCTTGAAGATCCATTTCAAAATCTTGGAGCACAAGTTATCAAACAAGCAGCGAAACAAACCGTTGAGACCGCCGGTGATGGAACCACGACCTCAACTGTGTTGGCTAGAGCAATCTTGACTGAAGGTCAGCGCTATTTAACATCGGGAATCTCTCCTGTTGAATTAAAACGTGGGATCGACAAGGCTGTTGATTCAATTGTTGAAAGACTTGATGACCTGTCAAGACCAATTGAGACTGTGGAAGATATCAAACACATCGCAACTATCTCTTCCAACAATGATACGACAATCGGAACTCTTATTTCTACTGCTGTTGACAGAGCGGGCAAAGATGGTTCTGTGCTTGTAGAAGAAGCTCGAAGTATGAAGACTTCTCTGGATCTTATAGAAGGCTTTAGATTTGATTCTGGGTACCTTAGTAGCCAATTTATTAACAATGAAAGAAATGGAACCGTAGATTACGACAATCCTCTCATTCTTATCACAGATGAGAAGATCGAAGTCATCGATCAGATCATGCCAACGTTGGAAATTGCCGCAAGAGACTCTAGACCACTAATTATTGTAGCAAATGACGTTGAAGGTCAAGCTCTCGCTGCTTTAATCGCAAACTCTATTCGAGGAACGATGAAAATTGCAGCAGTTCGTGCACCAAAGTACGGAGAGGAGCGAAGAAACATTCTTAAAGACCTTTGTGCTTCAGTCGGAGCAACGTTTATCTCTAGAGAAAAAGGCCTTTCTTTAAGAGAAGTCAAGCTAAACGACTTTGGTCAATCAAAGTCTTTGAATATTACAAAAGGCTGGACAACGATTGTTGGAGGAAAAGGAAATTATGAAGAAATCGAAACGAGGATCACTGCGATCAAAAATGAAATACACCAAACAGAAAATCTTCAAGAATGCGAGAGGTTACAGGAAAGAATTACCCGTCTTGCTTCTGGTGTTGCTGTCATTCGAGTTGGCGCAGCTACTGAAGTCGAAATGATTGAAAAGAAGCATCGCATTGATGATGCTTTAGAAGCTGTCAGATCAGCACAAGAAGAAGGTATTATCCCAGGAGGGGGTGTAGCGCTCGTAAGAGCGGTCACAGGGCTTTCTGTGGAGACATCTAATGAAGAGCAAGCCCTTGGTGCTCAAATCGTTTTAAGGGCATGTGAAGCGCCTTTAAGAACAATGGCAAGAAATGCTGGAGAGTCTGAGGATATAATTTTACAAATGGTGCGCGACGCACAAGGAGACAAAGGATATGATTTTCTTAACAGATGCGTGGTTAGCACGTATGAGAGGGGCATCATCGACCCCAAAAAAGTAACAAGATGTGCATTACAGAACGCCGCTTCGGCAGCGTCCACTTTGTTGACAACATCTCATGCCATTGTCAAAGTTTAAAACTATTTAGTATGGTTTGGGAACTTTGGGGGTATCGATTATGTCGGAGAATGAAATGCAAGAATTAAAAGATGCGATTGTTAATTTAACGCATCAGATTGAAAGAATGGCTGAGAAGCAGGAAACTATGTTTCAAGACGTTCGACAGATCAAAGAAGCGATTTACAATCCAGAACAAGGATTGTATGCTCGTGTTCGTGATCTTGAACAATGGCAACAAAGCATGTCTAGAATAGCATGGATATTTGGATCGTCTTTGGTAGCTCTTGTTGCAAAAACACTTTACGATCTATTATAGAAAACTGGAGGAATAGTGAGAGTAAAATTATCGTATGGCGTTCAGATAGAAGACGTCCCAAAAGAATTGGCAACATTATTTGATTATGTTTATGAGAAAAAAATAAAGCTAGAAAATCAAATAGATTTTGCTGAGAAGCTTATAGAAGAAAATGAGTTTGAATCTGCATTTGAAATAATGGAAAAGATTCGTGGAACCTTGTTGATGATGGATAGTAGGGTTGCCGATTGTTCTTTAATTGCACAAGGAATGATTAATATCAAGAAACAAGAAGAACAAAAAAATCAACAGACAGAACAAGTCTATACAGAACCAGAAGGAGAAAGAGATGTTTCAGAAAGGGGACCTTTTGTGGATTCCACAGAACACATCACTGATTAAGAGCGACCCTAATAACCCAGCAAGTATCTGGATAACTACAAAGCCAGAAGTTGGAATAGTGATTAAGAGCCCTTTGGATAAAACTATGGGGTTCTCCACTATCATTGTCGATGGATCAGAGTGGATCATAGAAAGTAAATATTTAAAACACCTAAGGAGAAAACATGATGGTCAAACTAGTAGAGTTCTTTAAGCCACCTGGGGAGCGCCCACATTTAGATGAAGTGTGGATCAATCCTGATGCAGTGGTATCAATACGACCCGAACGCAGTGGTTTAATCGAAGAGGCATATGACTTTGGAATTGATAGGAATGTCGAATTCAGTAAGTTAGCAGTAAATGAATCTGGGTTCAGTCGTCAAATAATTGTTATCGGATCACCAAATGAAGTTCGTGATAAATTAAATAAGAAACAATTGTTGAGGGATTGATGAAGTATTTTAAAATTATATGCTGGACAGAATGTCCTTATTGTATAAAAGCAAAAAACTTGCTAATTGAAAAAAATCTTCCCTTTGAGTATTCCTCCGTAGACCACTCCAAAGATCTTCTAGAATATTTCAAAACTATTTACAGTCATAAGACAGTACCAATTGTTATTATAAAGGAGCAAGGATGTAATGATCAACTTATCGGTGGATACACGGAACTTGTCGCCTTCCTTGAGCGAGAAGGATCTTGAAATTATTTTAACTGAAATGATTAATTTAGTGGAGTATAGTTTTGATGTTAATGTAGAAGACATCGAAGGAGATAACTCTTATTGGATTGAGACACCGGAGGATGAAATCGAAGAACTTGAATTGTTTGGGATAATTGAAATTGGAGAAGATCAGTGCGCTTTTCAAAAAATCATATCTCTAACCCATGAGACAGGTCACGCCATATATCATAGCGACCCATACTTTAAAACAAATGATAATACATTGTTTAGAGAGTCTTTAGCATGGTACTTGGGATACCACTTTATGGCAGAGCACGGGTACACAATTGACCCTGAGTATTATGATCAAGATGTTGCCCGCGCAATATACTTGTACGTTAAGAGCGAGAATACAAAAGATCAAAAATAAAAACATGACATATCATCATGTTTCTTTAATAAAAACAGAAAAATATGTATTCTAGCTCTTCAAATAAGAGGTGTTTCTAGCTTAAAATTTTACGTTAATTTAGTTTTTTACCTACAACCATGCATTATTCGTATATTTTTCCTAATTATTTAAAGGAGTATAATAATGATTGCAATTTTTAGTTTATTAATGAGCATGGCTTCTGCTCAAACATTTGATGTTTATGTTTCGCCAATAGAATTTAGAAACCACGCAACTAATCAAAACATCGTAATAAGTCATGAGAGAGATGCACCATACTATTACAGCTCTCTTTATGCTAGAAGGGCAAAAGAAAAAAACGATCATGGTGGATACCAACCTGTTGAAAAGGTTAGAGTTTATAGCGAAGACACCATTGAAGCAGTGTACCCTGATGATTGCAACTACAGAAGAAAACCTGTTCTATGTGCCATCAAAAACAATCACTATTACGTACAAACAATTGTTACACTAAATAATGATCAAATGATTTTTAGAACAATCCTTTATAGCCCCGAAGGAACAATAATCAATACTGCAACTCGCACTGATGAAATGATTGTAAATTGGATCAGACAACAAGAAGTTACAGTTGTTGAGACTCAGACACGTCAAGGGAAACAAACCATGACTCATTATGGAAAAGAAGAGATGCCTCTCAAGTGGGAGATTCCATACAAACTTCTGCAATACCATGCTCAACAAGCTTCTTTAGGTTTGTGGGCTGGAGTTAAGCTAAACTGAACCTTTCGAACAAAATTGTAAATATTCCGTTACAATTTTTTACCCCCTAGTTACTAATAGGAGGTCGCATGAATGGGAAGGATAGGACTTTTACTTTTTTCACTGCTCGCATCAGATAATCAAATGAGAGACACTTACGACAGCTCTTATCATCAAGATCTGTATATGTTTGCAGAACCTGGATTCAAAAAATCTCACAAGTCATCCATTATTGTCAACGCTTTTGGAGAGAATGATTCCCACTCGATGGGCTCCGGAAATTACTTGAAAGTATATGGAAAAAGGTTTATTCTAACTGCACTGCACGTTGTTGAAGATATGCCCATAGTTTATGTCACAGATAGGAGCGGATTTTCATATGCCGCAGAAGTAAAATATGTAGATAAACTCAGAGACATTGCCATCTTAACTGTTGAGAGAAAAATTAAGTATGCAAAGGCAATAGAGTACAACCCGGCTAGGGATTTGGAAATAGGAAAAGAGGTGTTCTACTGCGGGCATCCCAACGGGCAATGGTTTACATCCTACGAAGGCAGAATAAATGGCTTCAATAAGCAATTTATAACACTAGACTCTTTTGGTTGGCCTGGAGCTTCTGGCTCTGTTATATTCGATAAACAAGGCAATGTTATTGGCGTGGCTTCGGCTGTCCCAATCTCCTCTCCTACTGGCTTTCCAGTAATAATATCTCAGATATTACGCGTGGGCCCTGTGTTTAATTTATCTCGAGACTATGTCTGGAGGATTCTCAATGAAGCCGAAGAGTCCAGTAGGTAGGTTTATACTAGATGGTGGGAAGTTAGGTATCGTAACAAATGAAATTAGTTCTACTAATTGGAACAACGAACCTTTCTTCAGCTGGAACATTAGTTATGAAATAAAATACTTTGATGGCGTATGTTGCATAATGACCAAGCCATCTTTTGAAAGGTTAGTTGATATGGGTAGAATCATTTTCTTAGATGGAGAAAAAAAGTGATGTACTACTACCCCCCTACCCCCCTACTACCCCTCTTGTTGTTCTCGATCTTGGAGGGTTCATAGAAGTGATTGCTAGTTTCGAAACCATCCATGATATATTAAGAGAGCTGTGGGATGAGTGTGAGCATTATGAGTTTAAATACAGTGAAACAAGAGACCCAATCTGGCTGATGCAGATAAATATGACAGTTCACAAGATCCAGTATTGGCAGAATATTGGTTATGGAATTAGTTACTGTGACTAGTATTAAGAAAGGGGACTTAATAGCTGTCAATGAAGATGGTCATCTCTATTGCTATGTTGTGGCACAAGTAATAAAGAAAGATAGATTCTTTTATTGCTGGTCTAAATCGGAAAAGTTTTTTACTTTAGTTGTTTATGATCCGGCAAGACATTTTGTTTTGTGTCCAAATTTTAATCCTAATATTGAACCAGACATAAATTTCTTGTATGCCTATAGAGAGTTAGCTAAAGCATTGGATCGACTTTTTTATGGTAAACCGTCCGACTAAATAGTCGGTTTTTTGCTTAAATCTTCTATAGTTTCGATAAACTCGACATTGTAGCGATTTTTATAAAAAACTTTACATAACTATACAAGTCAAACAAAAAACTTTACATAACTATGCAAGTGTAAGCAAAAAAAGATCGACCGAACAATGGGCATAGTTCTCCCATTAGTTCGAGACGATCTCCAACTTGCTTTAAAAAACTTAACATAATTATACAAAGGCTATTCGCCAAAAAACTTAACATAACTCCCTGTTCGGATTAAAAGATAATTGGTGGACAAAAACTGTCCGCTACATTCTATTATAACACACTTTTGGGAGTTTGTCAAATGAGGTAAAGAAAAAAACTTTACATAACTATGCAAACACCCTCAAGTGGTGCGGTCAAAAATTGTCCTCTTGTGACTTGACAAATCTTTCCCAGTATGATACACTACAAACATAACCAACAAGGAGGTCGCAATGACAAACCACATACTCACGTTTACACTAGGTGTGTTGCTTGGGATAGTATTCCAAAATGACATACCTGTAATTAAAGATATAGACCATAAGAAGATCCGTACACACTTAGTCGGCATATTCAATTCACTTACGGAGACAGCAAAATGAAACGCAAGTTTGAAACAGGCGATCTCGTCACGCTGACGAATCCCGACTATCGTGATATAAAGAAAGGAACCATAGGCATAGTGATCGACCCCATAACAGAATGGAAAAGGATGATGCTCGTACACATTAACGGTGAGCAATGGTCTTTCCCCGAATGGGAGTTTGTACATACACGTAATTATAAGGAGAAGAAATGCACCCAATGATAGGCAAAACATTCAAAGGAACAATTGACGGAGAGATCCGCACGTATGAAATAATAAAGATAGATACAGAACTGGGTTGGATTCAATTGCAACGTCACGGACAAACTGGTCACTTTTATCTTCACGAAAAGATACACAAACACTTCCTAGCAAAGATAGGATACATAAGGAGCAAAAATGAAACGCAAAGCACAAAACTTTGAGGTCGGAGACTTGGTGCAAATGTCACACTGTGGGAAAATTCATCTTGGGTCACTAGTTCGTTACAAATATAGAGGTGTCGGAATTGTTCTGAAAAAACAGGACGACGATGTTTATTACCTCCAATGGCTTGGTGACGACCCACACAAGACAGGTTTCCACAGAGACTTTATCGAGTTGGTAAAATGAAATCAGAATTCCTACCTGTAAGAATAGGCAGTTTAGTTTATGCCTTTGGTGGTCTCGGAGTTGTCCGAGAGGTGGAATTGCAACAAGTCCGCACAACTTGGTTCGACGATGGGTCAACTGGTTGGGCTTATCGTGGAGTTATCAAAAGAGTTGTATCTTTTTAAAAAAAATACTTGACAACTCTGTCTTAACCTGTTACGCTATAAACATAACGACAAAAACCCTAACATTGGAGAGACCAATGAACATCAAACAATGTGTCCACTGCGAGTGCGACTTTAACCTAGACAGTTCACTCAAGCGACGAGTGGGCGGTAGAATTAACGAGTGTCCCGACTGTGTCGAGGAACTACAAACAGAAATCAAAGAGACCATCAGAGCCGTGTCCAGTGGCGACGGTAAGATGGCTTGCATCCAAATCCTCAAGTTCCAGTCAGAAGATGACGCAGAACTCTACCGTAAAGGTTGGGATCAATGGAGCGGTTGGAACAACCAACGTAGTGGCTCAGTCCACGACATAGCCTTTACAAAGGTTGGAGAGAACGCTGGAAACGGCAACCACAAGGGAAAGATATGATTGAGATAGGCTCATTGGTTAGACACAAAAGGTTTGGAGACTTTGGTATTATCACACACGTTTATGAAACTCGTATAACCTTTATTGGACTAGCCGACGGAAAACCTTGGAGAACATACAGGGGCGCAGTGGAGGTGATAGCGTGAACAAAGCACAAGCACCATTATACATAAACAATACAGGTCAACCTATCTATTGGAGGGACGGCATTGGCGGATTAGCCGACTGGAAAGAAAAGGTCGCAGTAGCCGATCTCGTCTATGCTTTCTCGGACAGACGAGACACCAAGACCGTTGGAGTAATCACCAAATTAAAGTGGGGTGGTTGCCCAAGCGACGATAGTGCTGTGGTCAAGTGGTTTTCACACGACTGCCGTATGGGGAGCCTACAATACCTTTACAACCTCTATCCGATAGAGTTGGGGTCACTGTGAGATTCAAAGTCGGAGACCTAATCTATATGAACAGACCCCATTATCAACTGGCTGTGGTATTGGGCGAGGGTGCTTGGATGGGATGGATAGATGTGTATGTCTACATTGGATACCGACTTGGTAAATGTCAAGTATCAGAAAATTACTGGGAGAAATTATGATAAGAATAGGAGACCTTGTGGGTTTTTACTGCAAGTATAACAAAAAGTATGCAATGGGAATTGTAATTGATGATACCAAGCACCCCTATGGTAGATGGACGGTGGTATCCGTTGACGACGGAGACTACATACCCCTAGACACAACAGACATTACTGTTATCAGTAGCAAAATAGTCGCAGACCAATGGGATAAAAAAATAAAAATGGGAAAAATACTTGACAAACTTGGAAAAGGCAGTTAAGGTATTAACATAACATTCAAACAGGAGAACCAAATGAGGTTATACGAAAACCGAAATACCCCACGCAACATTAGTTGTGGCTACTGCTACGAGGATGGACATTCAAAAAACCATTGCCCACACTTAAAAGCACACTGGGAAAGCAACAAGCACTTAGAACAAACCATCGACACTGTAAGACCGAGGGCTGAGCAACTGACTGGTGACTTTTCTTCGCTCAGATGGATGCGATCAGACCTCTTGAAACATAGTTTCATTGCCGAGTGGGACTATTGCGTAAAAAAGTGGGGGTCAAAATCCACAGTTAAAAAGAAAAAGAAACGCAAGGCAACCAAGTGTGGGTTCTGCGGACGTACTACCCATACTCGTCGTAATTGCACCCACATGAAATCATTCTTAACCATTCTGAACGAGACCAATCGGGCTTATCGTGAGCAGTGGTATGACCTATTCGCAGAGCAAATGGGCTTTGGAGTGGGAGCATTGGTGCAAATGCGTAGAGGAGTTGGTATTGTAACCAAGATTGACCTCGACACCATTATGTTTACCAACACCGTGTATCAATGGAGCGACTACCACACTAGGATGCGAACAACACTAAAACAAGGTGACGATACTTATACTCCGAGACAAACTCTATTCAGACCCATCAATCACGACTATCACCAAGGTTATGATGACGCTTTTAATTATGCTTTCTACTCGAACTGGTCGCCCATTGAGAGGATTATCTCACCTTGCCCCAATCCTGTGGGCAAAGAGTGGTTCTTACAGCAACAACCCCAATTCGACTGGATTATGAAAAAGCGCAATGCGGAGACCTTGTGGAATAATCTACACGGTCGCATAAGAGACTTTTATCCGCACGACGATCTTAGTCGAAAAATGAAACGAATTCTAGGCAGAGAGGTATAATACTATGAAAAACTTTAACCTTTTACTTGACAAATTTTTTCATCGTGTTACATTGCTAATATAACGAACAAACAGGGAGAGAGCAACAATGCAAATAGAAGTAGGAGACCTTTGCCGTGTAATTAAAAATGGTCACACGAAACCACAACTAGGCGATCTTGTCTTGGTAACCCGATTCGTAGGGAGTGCTTATGTTGAGGGAAAAAATCTAAAAACTGGTGGGACTCACCATTATCTAAAAGTAGAGTTGGAGAAATTATGAAAGTACATACTGCCGTAGTGCGATGGATTCAATCGCACGATTGCGACTTTGTTGTCGCAACGACAAGAGACCGACTAGAAGAAGAAGTCGTTAAGGCAATAGTTCCTGTCCTCAAATGGTACACCGACGATGAAGATGAAATCCGTGAGTGCCGTGACTACGGTGACCTCATCGAATGGGGATGGGACACGGAAAGTTTCGAGGTCATAACAAATAGTCAAGTCGAGATCAAGTCGAATCGCCACATTCTAACCCACATTATGGAGGAACTATGATACAAGTCGGAGACCTCGTAAAGAGCCAACTCACTGGTAGGATTGGCATTGTCACTCGTTATATTCAAGGAGACCCAACCTACGTTTACGTCCGCTACCACGATGCGCATTGTTCCATTCACACATCAAAACTAACAAAACTGGAGAAAAAATGAGTAACCAAATTAAATTAACAATCGACATATCAGATGAATTGGTAGACAAACTACTTACAGTAATGGCTATCACAAGCCAACAGAACGCCCTACAGGGCGCAATGCCTATGCTTATGGGTGCTATGGGTGGTGCTACACCCCCACCCAAGCAAGCACCTAAAGAAAAGCCATCTATGGGCTTTAAAATGGATAACAAATGATAATGCTACTATTACTTGGTTGCTTTGCTCCTAAGTACGTTGGAACCATTGACTCAATCGACAATGGTTTCTGCGTTGTGGAGTTTGGATACGACCACTTTCACGTTTACGATACCTCCGTCTGCAAGGGGCGAGTAGAGGGTGATAGAATAAAAATTAAATAAATTACTTGACAAATCTTTTGATCGTGTTACACTACTAATATAACGACAAACAATGGAGGTCACAATGACCAACAAACGACAGAAGAAAAAGAAGAATAAGAAAGAACAAGCCAAGAAAGACCGTAACTGGTTGGCTATCCACGCTCACAACCGAAAGGGTGGGGCACACACTGACCGTAAAAAGCAACGCAACAAACGTGCTTGCCGTGGTCGCCACAAGGAGCAATGATGGAAGTAGGAGACTTAGTAACACGAAACTTTGAACCGTCCGTTCCTTATGGTGCGGTTGGGGTCATTGTTAAGGCTGAGGAGGAAGATGAGATAGTCGTCGTTTGGAGCGACGGTTATCGCAACACCTATTCTATCTATGACTTGGAGGAAGTATGCAAGTCGGAGACTTAGTAAAACACATTCATTGGGGCATTATCGGTGTTGTCCTATCTATGAGAGAGAACGGCATCGGTCAATCCGTCGAGGTCTATCGGGTCAAAGCCCAAGACACCGTTTGGTTATACTCAAGCAACTTGGAGGTTCTATGCAAGTCGGAGACTTAATAAGACACAACAAATGGGACTACGTGGCTATCGTTACATTCGTAGGGAAAGAGGCTATAGAGGTCTACAAACCATCGACCCAATCGAGAGTTTGGATCAACAACTTTATTCATTCAAGATACTTGGAGGTTCTATGCAAATCGGAGACTTAGTGCAAAGCAGATTGACCGACCTTATCGGGATTGTCCTCGACTACGGAATGGACGACATAGTCAAAGTTCGGTGGCTGAATTGGGTTGGAGAGGGTGGAACCCCCCGACCCTACTGGATAGACGCAGGTGGATTGAAAAAACTTAAAGAAAAAACTTGACAAATCTTTTCAACGTGTTACACTATAAACATCAACAACGAACAATGGAGAAACGATGATACAAGTCGGAGACTTAGTGAGGGTAAACCAATGCTTTATGGGGTCTTATGATCTCGGCAAACTGGCTATCGTGGAACACGTCGGCACTTGGTCGTGCGACATTCACATTATAGAAAGTGGTAGGAAACCACGATACGCAAAAGCAGACCTTACAAAACTGGAGAAACTATGATACAAATCGGAGACCTCGTAAAGAGCCAACTCACTGGTAGGATTGGCATTGTCACTCGTTATATTCAAGGAGACCCAACCTAC